GCGGCTTTTAGTTTTTCGGTGTCACTGAATTGATCAGGATTTTTTACAAATGCTTGAGCAGTGGTATTCCAACCTTTATGAATAGCATCGCTAATGGCTTCAATATTAGTAACACCCTTGTCAATCATTTGTTTAGCATAAGCCGCTGACTTCAAGTTTGCTTGCCAGCCAAATGTATTACCTGGGGTACTACGACCATAATGATAAGCATTATCTAATGCTTCATCGCTGATGGTGGCCAGTTGTTGTATAGATAGACCAGTCGAGCCTTCCGCCACACCATGCAAATATTTGTTAATCCTTGCTGCCCAATCTGCTTCTGGATACTCGTCATTAGCCACAGCGGCTTTGCCATCTGTTTGGGCCCACTGGACCAGTTGTTTTTGAAGCTCCGGTGATAACCTTTTTAGCATTGGCTCAATGTCTAAATCACGTTCTTGACGCATTAGATCATCGAGCATTTTGAATGCATCATCGATACTATGATTGAAATAACCTTCCGCCAGTTCTTTTTCATCAGATTTTTTACATTGGCATGGAGTCTGTTTACAAACATTACAAGCCTCTTTCATGTCCTGATATTTTGTCATCAAAACATCTTCTAATGTTGAAGTTTCTAAAATAAATTTGGTTTTCATTTTTTGGTAGTCCTTTTAATTGGCTTTTTAAATAAATTTTGTGGTGGAGCTGCTGCTATACTAACACTGGATGAAGAACTTGCGTCTGCGTCTTCGCCAATCTTTTCACAGCTACCTTCTTCTCCGCGTTTTTTGCCTGGAACTTTTCTAAAACCTGTCCAGCACTTGTTGTAGATTTTACTATTACCGTGAGCTTCACACATGCCACAGTCTGGGCAAACTACTTCCATCTCTATACTTTCATTGTGTTTCTTCTTACCAGCACAGTGGGCCTTTTGTGAGAATCCTTTGGGGTGACTGCAATTGATACTGCTTTTGTATTTTTGACTCCACTCTTCCGCCACACCTTGCTTGCCACCTATCAGCCAAACTTTAGCAGGTAATCCTTTAACATAATTTGCTGTGCCCAATCGTGTTTTGCCACCTATTAACCACAGTCCTTGACTTGTTTTTAGTATGATAGGCATTTCTACTTGACCTTTATCAAACAAATCATTTACTCTTTTTTCTTTTGCTGGACCTATAGGACCTTCGTGACCAGTAGGTGCTAAAACTTTTTGTAAAGCTGCTTTATCAAACGGAGCATTTCTTATCTCATAGGCATGGTCGGGTGGCACTACAACTGCCTTACCATTTTGAACTGCTTTTAACCATGCATCTTTGTTAGGAAAATGTTTTTGATAATACTGTCTGACATCAACCGGGACTTGTTTCATCTTGGATTGTTCTTCAACTTCGTGCCATTCAAAGTCAAAATTGGGTTTAACCCAATTTATTTTCTGTAAGCCTTCCGCCACACCTTCCGCCTCATAATCTTTGTAGTCAAGGTTAAGGGCATACTTGATATACTTGGGATTGTTCTTTAATACAGTCTTTAGTTTGTCCATACCGGCGTCAGTAAATGTTTGTGCCTTATGATCCCACATACCTGGAATGTCACTCAAATCACTAACAATATTTTGTATCCGACCTTTGATGTTATCGTCAATGCCAAACAAGCCTTCCGCCACACCTTGCTGAAACTTTTTAGCATCACGAACCTGAGGAATCTTTTCGCCTGCTTTTAGTTTATGGCTAATATTTTTGTCCATAGACTTTTTGAAGCCTTCTTCGTCGCCATTGTCAAACGCATCATCTGCTTTACGACCATGATAGTCAGCAACAGCATTGTGATACATAGACTTCAAGCCTTCCGCTACACCTTTATATCTTGCTTCCGTATCTTTGTATTGTAATAGCTCTCGTTGAGCTTGTGCTAGGATAGATGATGCTAGTTTGCGCGTTCCAAAATCAGAATCTGGATCATCCAACATTTGTTGCGCTAGTTCAATTTCACGCTTTACTTTATCAACATTGTTGGTAAAACCTTCCGCCACACCTTGCTCTGAGCGTGAGGTTTCCATAACCGGCATTTTTTTTGTTTTGATTGGAATCTCACCAAATTTTAAAGCTAATGTTGTTTTAAAATGCTCAAAATCCTTAGACGAAGCAAATACCAGTTGATTGTTCTTGGAATATTCATGTGTCCCAGAATTTATTTTTAAAACATAACTGTTGCTATCCTCACCCACATACTCAGCAATACCATAAAAAATTATAATCTTGTCTGACATTTTATTGGCCATTGCTAAGATGCATTTGGCATTGTCCTTGGGAGACGATAAATGTTGTTTGTAATTACCAATCCACTGAGAAAACTCAGACCCTTCTTTGGTGGACTCAAACATCATTGCTGGCCACAAATAGTCAGACCTTACATCAAACCCAATACCGGCCCAGGGATTTTTATCTAGATTTTGTTGGTTTTTTTTAGAAACTTCTGTTGTTTCACTCAAGGCTCGAGCAATCATTTGCTCTGCCGACTCTTCATCAAATGCTGCGGGAATTGCCATCTCTGGCTCAGAATTTTTAGACATTAATTCATATTCTAACCACTCACAAACTGTTCTAAGATAATCATTGGCTAATGTGATTTTTTCACTTGCCCAGGCATCAATACCATCTTGTTCACTAACCTGTTTTAATAGTTTGTGAAGTTTGATGGCATTGGCGGCACTGTGATAACACTCTTCTCTAGCCATTTGAATTTCGTGGTCAACATGCATGACATGCGCGTCATCTGCAATTTGACTTTCTTTAATAAAATCGGTGGTCTTCATAGGTTTTTCTCAATAATAGTATATTTATAGCTTATGCAAATTACTTGCCTTCAGCTTCACTTTTACAGCCTTCCCAGAAACTATTGCTATTGCCATATGGACATTGGTTAGGATCAGTAATACCCCAGGCTTGTGCCCAAGCATCACCAGCTTGATGTCCACTGCAATCTTTGGTACATGGATAACCTCTATACATTAAATCGGCACCCTGCTCTTTAACTTTGCGCTTTTTAGTTTTGATAAATTCTTTTGCTCGCATAATGTATTTATAGCGATAGCAATAGAAAAGGGCAATCCTTCACAAGATGCCCTTTTAATATTAGCCAAATTAAAATTACGCCTGTTTTTGCTCTTCAGGCTTAGCTAAACTAAATTTAGGCATTTCATTTAAATCGCCCTTATATTCATAATGCCCAACGTGATTTAATAGGATCTTGCTGTGTGCCCAAATCTCACCACCCAATTCTCTCCAACGACGGCAGAATAACCAGTCCTCGCTTAGATAGTGACCTTTAGCATCAATCTTACAATCAAAGATTGCATACATATTTGGCTCATGCTCTTTGCCAATCCCCACATCATCCACATATTTGCTGTCTGGATGAGCTTGAATTAACTTTTCATAAACCTCACGGCGGAATAACAAAAATCCTGTTCCCGCAGTATCAACTGTAAAAATATCACCTTGGATTCTAGTTTGTGGCAATAGATTTATCACATATTTTGAAGGGATTGACTTCTTTGGATAAAGCCCAGCAACAACATCCTTTTCACAACTAACTAGTTGAAAAATTGATTCTGGTTGAAATCTGATATCAGCATCAATAAACATAAAATGTGTTGCATTCTTATTGCCCATCATTTTAGCCATCAAATTATTCCTACCACGCTGCACTAGACTTTCATTGACCATTGTGTCTAAACTCCAATTGAGTCCATGTTTTGCTGCTAATAGTGTAAATCTAAGCAAACTGGTCATTGTGGGCTCACTAACCATACCACCATAACAAGGCATACCAATATGAATATGATATCTACTAAAATCATATGATGCTGCTCTAGCATCTTGATTATTTTCTTCAGGTTTAGCTTGATTGGCTTCGGGTCCTGATTGTTTATTTTGCAATAGGACGTTTTGAATTTTTTTAGCCACTTCATCGGCATCAATGCCAGGGGGTTTGATATTTTCTTGAGTCATTTTAAATAATTGAGTGTTTAGTTTTCAGCTTGATCTGCAATAACCTCTACCACAGTACCAGTTGATATTAGTGATTGTACAACTTCTTCTAAACTTTGTACAGTGTCTGCATCAATTAATTCTGCAGATTTATCATTATCTTTAACCAATTTGCTCAATTTAATAATTACCATTTGTTCGATTATTTTGGCCATATTCGTTCTTTCTTGAATAAATTTATTTATTGATGTTCAGATACTGAGTGAATATTTGTTACACAACCAGGCTCAATCAATTCAAGCATGGTGACAATATTTTTATCATTTGAATAGAACCATAAATTCCATGCACTGTCATATGGTGTACTCAAATTCCTCAACACACTGGGGGAAAGTTTAACTAAATCCCCCAAATTAATCAAATAATTTCTAATTGAGATCTTACTGTCATTGGCATACCTACCATCTTTAAGAATAATTTTATATTCATAACCATTTGATTTTGTCAGTAATACTGTTCCAGATTTTAATAAATCAAAACACTCTCTATCTTTTGGAGCAGTTAATTCTAATAGATTATTTTTTTGATCAATTAAGTTATTGGCGATACCATATAATATATCCTCCGATTCCGCATATATGGATATATATGGTTCCTCAACTCTAAATTTGATATCTTTTTGATTTTCCAATTTGATAGTTAACATTTCAGCAAGATGATCTACATTGACTGATTCAATCTGTGATTTTTTTGCTCGCCAACTACCGGCATAATTGTAAACACTTAAAGATTTTCTATAATCTAATATGCTTTCAATGTCTGATTTAAGATTGGCCACTGATAGACATCTGCCACCAGGACAAAAATATTTCAAACTAAAACAAAATCTATTATAAAATCTCTTTCTAGTTTCTTTAACAATAATTTTATTGTTTAAACTTCTCCAGTTGAATTTCAACATAGTTAGTTTTTGATCTCGTCGTCAGTTTCAAGTAATGGAACTTCTTGAACTATCGCAAAGTCCACAACACTGTCATTGATATCAACCACAATTGTTGATCCGTCAGTGACACCACCAAACAATATCTTCTTACTAACTGGAACTTTGATTAAATCATTGATTACCCTTGCTAGAGGTCTCGCACCCATCTTACTATCAAAACCCTTATCAATTAAATGATCGACAATGGCTGGTGACAATTGTAATTTGATTTTCTTTTCATGTAGAAGATCATTAGTTTCTGCCATGAATTTATCAACAATCTTACGCATACTTTCTTGATTTAATTTGTTGAATTTACAAATACCATCTAATCTATTTCTAAATTCAGGCTTGAAAAAATCCTTCACTGCCTTGTCATCTTCGCCAGATTTTTCCAAAGTTCGACCAAAGCCAATATTGTTGCGCTCATTGTCACTTGCACCCAAGTTACTTGTTAAGATAATAATAGTATTTCTTGCATCAGCTTTTTTCCCATTACTAGCAGTAATTGTTCCCTCATCCATCAACTGTAATAAAATGTTACTGACATCTGGGTGAGCTTTTTCAATTTCATCAAACAAAATAATACTATTAGGACTTTTCTCCAAAGACGATATTAATGCGCCACCAGCCAAATTACTATCATCATAGCCCACATATCCTGGGGGAGCACCAATCAACTTGGCCACACTGTGCTTTTCTTGAAATTCACTCATATCAAATCGAACTAATTTCATTTCCAAGTGCTCACTTAGTAATTTAGCAAATTCACTTTTGCCAGTACCAGTGGGACCTAGGAACAGAAAACTGCCAATTGGCTTATTCAATGATTTCAACCCTGCTTTAGCTACATAGATTTTTTCTAGAACAGTTTCGATAACTTGATTTTGACCATACAGTTTTTGTTTAATTTTTTCCTCTAAGCCGATTAGATTATTACCAGCTTCTTCACCAATTTGATTCACAGGTATTTTAGTATACTTGCTTAAAATATTAACAATATCACTGCGATCGATTACGAAATCTCCTGCCAATATCTTTTGTTGGGCACATGCAGCATCTATTAGATCAAGTGCTTTGTCGGGCAGTTTTTTATCTGTTTGATATCTGACACTGAGATCAACGGCTGCTTCGATTGCACTATCACTAATATGTCCTTTATGAAAGGATTCAAAATGTGTTTTCAATCCCCTCAAAATATCTTTAGCTACGCTTGGACTAGGCTCTTCAACGGTAAGCCTATAAAACCTACGCATTAACGCACGATCCTTTTCAAAACTCTGTGTATATTCTTCCCAAGTAGTACTGGCGATCACTTTAATTTTTCCTTTGGCTAGTGCTGGTTTAATCATATTACTGAAGTCAACGCTGCTTTGTTGTCCCGACCCCGCACCACGCATTTGATGTGCTTCATCAATGAACAATATACAATTGCCTTTTAAGGTCAATGCCGAAATAATGTTATTGATCTTTTCTTCAAACTCTCCTCTATATTTGCTACCAGCTAACACACTACCAATATCTAAATTGTAAACAATATATGACATGAGATAGTGCGGGACATGGTTATTAACAATATTAAGTGCTAGTCCTTCTGCAATAGCGGTCTTACCCACACCTGGGTCGCCGACCATTAGCACATTACTTTTATTCCTTTTAGCTAAGATTTGAACTATTTCATCAATTTCGTTAGTTCTGCCAATCACAGGATCAATTTTTCCCTCTTTGGCTAAGTCATTGAGATTTGTACAGTACTCTGCTAAAATCTCATCTATTTTATGGATCATTGCTGATTTTTGTCCATCAGACTCTTTATAGTTCTTGTTATAGTGTTGTACAAAGTTTGCTTTATCGATTCCATATTTTGCTATAAAGTAACCAGCATAGCTATTAGATTCAATGCTCATACTTAGAAAAATATCAATGATTTGTATGCGTGTTCGACCACTAAACAGAATCTGAGTCAATGCTCTATTAAATACTCTTTCCAATGCATGAGTCTTTTTTGGTCCAGTTGCTATGGAATTTTCATGTTTAATAATATAAGTTTGGCTATCTAAATATTGTCCCATCTCATCAACCAAACCGTTATAATCTACACCAAAACTTATCAATATATTTTTAAATGGTTCAAATTTAATCATACTTAAGAATAAATGTTCCAAAGTAACATATTCGTGATTGTATGTTTTTGCAATATCGGTCGCACTAGTTACAATAGACTCAATTTCTGAATTGGCATTGATCATAAATTTTTATCGTTTCTTTATAGTTTTGTTTTAAGTTCGTTGATTAAATTAATTTTTTCTCTGTCTAATCCTGATGGAATAATCACATTGGCTTGGATTACAAGATTGCCCTTAATGGGTTGATCTACAGCCCAAATGCCTTGTCCTTGAATAACAAATTTGGCGCCATATTGTGTTCCTGGAGGCATGCTCCATTCAAACTGTCTACCATCCAATCCATCAACAATAATACTTTTTCCTGTGATGGCATCCAAACAATCAATTTGTGCGGTATAAACTAAATCAATACCATCAATTTGAAATTTAGGATGTGGTAATACTCTAAACTCAATGAATAAATCTCCTGGCGGAAGATTTTTATCTGAATTATCACCGTGACCAGCATATTTCATTTGCATGCCAGTACGCACACCTCTTGGTATATCCACAGTCAATGATTGTCTTTGATCATTTAGATGTTTTACACTGATTGTTTTTTTCTGAGAGGACAAAGTGCTTGGCAAGTCTACATCAACTACAACTCTTAGATCTCTATTTTTTGGACGTTGACCAAATATATCAAATGGATTCCCACCTTGAAAATGTCTAAAAATATCACCAATATCCTGTGGACCACCGCCGCCAAAGCTAAAGTGAAATCCTCCCGGAGCACCGGCATTTTGAAATGGGTTGAATTGTTGTTGGTGCATTTGCGCACGTTTTTGTGGGTCACTCAGCACCCCATATGCTTCTTGAATTTCTTGGAATTTTGTTTGATCCCCGCCACGATCTGGATGATGTTTCATTGCTAGGCCACGATAGGCCTTTTTGATGTCATCATCAGTCGCTTCAGGACTAACACCTAATGTTTGATAATAGTTTTTCATGTTAACCTCTAGAATAATAACTTACTATTCTATATAGTTTTTGATCTAAGGTCAATGATTATTTTGATTCAGAATCACTGGAGTTATTTGTTCCGCTCAATTTTTCCTGTGTGCGACCATAAGCAGCAATACCCAAAACAGCACCCATTGCAATGTGATACAAGCCAGCACCCTGCAAAGTTAAAGGACTCCATTGTGTTTGCACAGATCCGTGACTAATAGACTGTAATAAACTCCAAAGAATAGGAGCCAATACAAAATCAAAAATACATGTGGCCATGTAAGTCCAACCCATTGCGGGCCTCCATTTTGAGTTCATCCAATCTTCTCTTCTTTTTTCTGAATTGATTTTATTATTTTGACGGGGCATTGCCATAGTTTCTCCGAAATTCAATAGTATTTATTATAAAACTTGAATAAATTTATTCAAACTTAAACCGCAGTTATGCTCCAGCTCACAGTATAATTTGAAAGACCACCTGAAATTGTGAATGTACCACTTCCAGCCCCCGTAGATCCTGGTTTTACAATTAGACTAACAGTAGTAGATGCTAGTCCGGGGTCAGTACTACCAGAAGCTTTCATTTGTATGCTTTTAGTCTGTACAGATGGTGCTCCTGTTCCGATATACGCCAGCCAACCTGTTGGAGATACAGACCCAACGCTAACAGTAACTAGCCCAGGACCGTTCGCGCCGCTTAAACTAATACTCCATGATGATTCTGCATTTTTTCTAGGCTTTGGATTGCTTGGTGAAGTTAAAGTCACATTCTTCTCTGCATTTTGTATCTTAAATTTAAATGTTGGTGGGGTAGTATATGTTAGTACTAAGTTAGTTGTAGCTCGCCCACCACCGTTATCAGTCCAAGTGGCAATAATAGGAAAAGTGAGTGTTCCAGACTTGGGCCCACCAACCAGCGAGCTCCATTTTATACCAATTACGCATTTGTTATTGTCGGAAAGTGTGTTTACTAATGTAGCACCTAAATCCCAAGTAATTTTATAATTTCCCACATTGTTTAAATTTGCCGTAACGGTGTTCGAATCATTAAACACCGCAGTCAGTGGATATTCATTGAGAATAAAAGTTGGTGGCGGTGGCGGAGTTTTATTTTTAATTGTGATATCGGGAGTACTAGCTTCCACTTTCGATGCTTGAATTCCAGTTGTTAACTCCGCTTTGAATTTTTTGTCAACCCCGTAAATGGAATCAATGACTGTGGTTTTTGTAAATGTATAAGAATAGGGATCACTATCTGTTGTTATAGGTCCAATGATATTACCACCTTGAGAAAAGTCTTGACCAAGAACTCCGTTCAGAGTTACATATAACTGAGTACCAATTGGAGCGTTTTTCGCAGTAACTGTGAAATTTATTGAATCGCCTTCAAAAATCTCTTGGTTATTGACTGATATAGTATAGGATGGAGGATCTTTGCTCGTATCGTTGATTTTCACCTCTGGTGCTTTAGCCTCCAATTTGCCAGTAGTACTACCAGACCTAAGTTCAAATATTATATTTTCACCGGAATCTGTGCGTTGATCTTTTACTATAACCAAAGTTTTATTAGCTGTCCCCGTATCCGACCCTTGTGGGACTTTGAAAATAATTTCCCCCGAATTTTCATTACCAGTAAAATCATCTGCTGAGCTTGTTCCCGAGTTTACCCAAAACAATTTTGCCCCATCATCAACATTAGTAGCTGTGATATTATAGGTTACACTGCCGCCTTCATCAACACTACTAAGATTTTTATCCACAGTTACAGAATAAACTGGGGCTGGTCGAATACTGGTATCCCGAACTATTACTGCGTCGGCTGTTTTCACTACCTTTCCCAATTCATTGGTATACCTAAGTTCCAATATTATATCTTCATCACCTTCAGTCGATAAATCAGGTTTTAATTTTAAAGTAATGAAGGAAGGAGGAGCGTTTGTTCCCCCTTTAATAGTAACTTCTCCCGTATTTTTGCCATCAATAAAATCACTTGCTTTAATTTTTCCTATATTATACCAGGTAAGATTTAGATCAGTCGACGCATTTGTTGCAGTAAGTTTATATGTTACTTGATTGTCGTCAGTCTCATTGATAATTTTTTTATCTGGTTCTATAGTAATCTGTGGAACAACATCTTTAACAAGCACCACACCTGCTGTTGATTCAAGTTTGCCTGTAGGCCCTCCTGATGATCTAAGTTCCAATATTATAGTTTCATCGCCTTCAAAATAAAGAAAATCTTTTGACAGTTTTCTTTCAATAGTGGCAGTACCATTATATGATTCTGGAGGAACTGAAATGGTGAAAAACCCTGAGTTTACATTGTCGGAAAAATCGGCCGCCGAAGTTGTTCCTTTGTTTGTCCAATAAAGAGTTGTGCCATTTGGAATACTAACTGTTGATACGATATATTTTACAACACCATCTTCATCAACACTTGTTGCGCCGTTATCTACAGATATATTATAGGATATTGGGGGTGTTATGCTGGTATCGGCCACAAGAACCGGATCTGCATTAATCACCAATGCTCCGTATCTAAGTTCCAATATTATATTTTCAACACCTTCGGTTGTCAAATCAGGTTTTAATTCTAAAAGAATGGTGCCAGAGCCAGTGTCTGATCTTGGAGGAACGTTAATAGTGACTGTTCCTGAAATTTGGCCACCAATAAGATCATTTGATTTAATTGATCCTCTAATATACCAATTCAAAATTGACCCATCGGCTATGTTTTTTGTAGACACAGTATATTTTACTTTATTATTATCGGTCTCGTTGATTGATTTTTTATCTGGTGCTATAGTAATCTCAGGGGCCGGTTTGCTCGTGTCATTGACAGGAATTTCAACACTGGCAACAGGTTTTCCAAGAATCCCGTCATACATTACTTCAAAAAGTATTTTTTCTGTCCCCTCAAATTTATTATCTTCCACCAGTGTTAAATTAACATAGGCCTTATTTGACATAACACTAACTTCACCTGAATTTATATTCTCTTTAAAATCTTTCTGATCTGTATCCCCACCAGTAGTTCTCCAAAATAGTCTAGTAGAATCAGTCAAATTGATAGTGGTGATAATAAAAAGCAAATATTTGTTCGACCCTGTCTCAGAAACACTTGAGGACGGAGTAACATCGACTTTGACTTTTGGCGTTTCACCAGCAAATGTGTATGGAAATTTTCTAACATCGCCTGGCCATATTATTCTAACACAGCCGCCGCCACTGAAATTCTTACTAGCTCCCACCTCAACAAGAATGTCTTGAGTACCATAACCCGCACCACCACCATAATTACCTGCTCTAACAATGTTTATTGTCCGGCCTACCTGTTGGCTTGTTATGGTGGCGTAGAGGTTATAGCCGTAAATTAATCTTCCACCATAAGGAGTAGTACCATAGCCACCCATAGTCGCAACCGTCTGGAAGTAGCCCTCGCGGTTGCCACTGGAAATTCTGACATCCGTCCCAAACAACGTACTAATTGAACTTTTTTGTATACCTGAAATTGAGGAGGTATACACAAACTTATTCGTCGTGGCATTATATACGTCCCATACTGCGTAAGCAATACCGTCAGCATACCCACCATCGCCCCCAGGACCATCGTACCACCCACACCCGCCACCACCCGCTGATCCATTTTTGGCCATGGTAAAGTTACCATAACCATTTTCATAAGAAGATTCTGTGTAACTAAGTGAGCCAGAAGGAACAGACCCACCATCACCACCCCGGCCACCACCATCACCAAAAAATCCCCCACCCTTACCCCCAGACATATACTGATATGTTTTGCCATTAACTTCCACATTTTCTATATTTTGGTCAGCATATTTTGCTGATTCGCCACCAAACCCAGCAACAGTGTTAGTGTCTATAAAATAGCTGGTATTTCCGCCAGGAATTCCACTTCTACCATAAATTTCGGGATATGAAGTGTATATTGTCATCGAAGCTCTCCCGACAACAACCTTATACTTTTCGCCTGGTTTTACTGAAATATTATTTTTCCACCCCAGACCACCGCCGCCACCACCAAGTTTTGATTGCCAAAATCCTGTGGAACCGCCACTACCTATACAAACTACACTAACTGATGTAACGCCAGGGGGACAAGTCCATTCATAAATAATTTGAGTATTGCTACTGCTAATTATATTAGCAGTATTTTCATCATAAAGTGCTTCTCCCCAAGTAGTATAGTCAATATCTGAACCTAAAAGTGCAGACCGGTTAATGACTTGTAACTCATCCGACTTAGCCGTTAATAATATACTATTTGACCGATATGGATAGACAACTATGTCAAGTTTTGTAGTAGCTGTTCTAGCGTTAGTAATAAAATTTTCTAATAGAACTCTTGTCAAAATAGCAGTATTATTATAAATATATGTCGAGCCCGTTGAACCACCGTAGAAAAAAGAGCCATCCTTTGCAGTTCCTATTTCTGTCCAGAAAATATTTGAGTAATCAGGAATGTCTGTAGTTTTGAAAGTATATTTTATGGCCTGATAGTCACCAACTATTGATGTTTCTATTGATATTGTTGGAGTTGGCATTTAATACCTGTTAAAAGTTTAAATTCTTTATATATTGTAAAAATTACAAATCAGTGTTAACCCAATTTTGTCCATCAAACATTAAAAATTGACCTGGCTTTGGGTCAACAATGTTGACATTAATTAAGTTGCCCAAATCAATTCGACCAGCACTGCCGGTGTATCCAACAAGCCCTCTACTGCCTGCATAACCAAAACTACCAGTATAACCTGTTTGTCCAGGTGTTCCAGCAGTGCCGGCCGTTCCAGCAGTGCCTCTAGATCCTGTATATCCAGCAGGCCCAGTTGGACCAACATTACCTGTATCGCCCTTTAGTCCACGTGTTCCACGACTGCCAGTGTAACCAGATATAGATGTTGGCTGTGGTGCAGTTGGTCCAGTGGCTCCAGTAGCACTAGGGGTACCTGGATCATAAGGATGGTCTCCATAGATAATCTCCTGATCTAGCAAGGTGGGTTCTGTTGGCGGGACAGGATTTGCTGGCTGTGTCGAGGATCCTGGATTAAATGGCTCTTCACCATAAATGATATTTTGTGTCATAATTGATTCCTATACTGTAAATATTTTCAATGCTTTATCATAATGAGCTTGTCTATCCTCTAAACCATTATAACCGCCATTGATAATTTTTGTTATTTGCTTAATGTCAGAGGCATCGGCCCATTTATTTAAATTATTAATTTTCCAAAACCAACAAGCCGATTCAACTGCACCGTCAATGGTAGTCATATATGTAGATACTTGATCCACATTCATTTCTATACTTTTACCAAATCTAGTATAATTGTCTTTGCCAGTGATTTGAATTAACCCTCTGCCACAAAATTTGAACCCGTCACCACTAGCCTCATCGCCATTGCCCATACGATTTGCATAGACTCGATTAGCAATTTTTTCTGGTTTGCGCTCATATTCTTTAGCCAAAGCTTCTGTTGGGAAATATTTTTTAAACACTCCCATTAAGCCAGGGGCACCATAATTTAAGTTTTCTTTAATAGCAGTGAATTCTGCAGATTCGTGAGCACATTGTGCCATAAAGGCCGAAATTCTTTGTTTAGTGTTTATTTCATATTTGGTTAGAAATTTTTCTAACGCAGGCGCCCATTCTTCCAAATGTGTATTTTTTGGCAAAAATGCTTTTAATTGATCCAATTTCATAGTGCTCATTGATTATTTACTTTCATATAATTTTTTTTGTATCTGATACCATTCTATCCAGGCATCATTTTTGACTGCACACTCATAATAAGTTGTATAGTTAATCACTACAGTTTTAGTAAACTGACTCATAGTGGCAGAATCACCTTCGATCATTTTCAATTGAGGACAAGTTTCTAATAAATATCCTGGAATTGGCGGGAACTTAGCAGTTACTGGAACTACGGTTGAACATCCTGCCAGAGAAATTGCTAAAAAAATAACAGATATAATTTTCATCATTTAAGTTGTCCTGCTGCTTGATTATGCGCCTGTACTACTTCTTTAGGAATAGAACATATGTTATCATATTTAACCACTTCTCGATCTACAAATTGAACTATATCTTTAGATTTTTCTCTTATGACTTGAGTTTTAGTTACAACTTTTTCAACTATTTTTGTATTTTCCCTAGCCGCCATAGCTTGAAGTTCTTCTACTCTTTTTTCTGCTACTGCAACTTTCGTACGCCACGACATTTCTGAATCATACGCACCACGAAAATATATACCCAAAACTAATAGTGCAACACTGAACCATTGAACCAGTTTTCCAGGTCCTGGATTGGCAAACCTATAGGTTACCATGATAGACAATAATAAGCCAAAAAGTCCAACAATTAAAATGGCATTAAGTGCAAAATTGATTATTGAAGTTGGTAGTAATGATAAAAACCACATTATCGTATCCCTGCCGCAATTCTAATACTTTCAGTAAATTCATTCTTTGGAGCTTTGGTATTGACCTCAACACCTGCGGCTGTTTTGATTTTGTCTAAGTCTCGAGTTTTATCTGAAACAAACTTTTGATACTCATTGATAGTTAAAGGAATAATATCAATCAATTGATCTTTATCAGCAGCATATTCGCCAGGAACTTTGTGATACTTAATTCTCCACTGACCAAGTTTTATATCAGTTAAATTTTCCAAATCTTTCAATAAGGATATTAGATTGTCGATGAACTTTTTATTTCTTTCTGATTCAACAAAAGTCACATATGAACCATCTTCCAATTCTCCGGAACTGGCATCTGCATCCAATACCCAATCATAGCCCTTTTCAATGAAATTCACTAGATCTTCGGCAGCTTCTAAAGACCCAACTTTAAAGCTGGTAACAATGATGTCTTCATCGTCTCCCATTTTGCTTTTATATTCATCGATGTGTATTTCTTCATGAATCATTTTATTCAAATCCCCATGCTCAAGCCCTTCAAATACATTATCAATATTATTGAGCTTGTTCATTTTGATCCTTTCTTTCGTCATACACATCATTATTCGCGCCCTGTTCATATGCACTGGCAATTTCATCTGCATCATAGAGCTCGCTTTCTATCTCAATACTGCCCCTATGAATCTCACTCATCAATTGTCTAGGCATTGAAATTTCAACAAACCAAATTGGAGTCTTTGCCATTTTAGGCATTTTTGTCCCTGGCTCGAAATCATTGGGCGTTTTGACCTTCACTGGGTATTTTAAAATCGCCTTTTTATATCTTACTTCACATCCATAGTCCAATAATCTTTGGCCACCGCTAGGATCAGGCATTTTTTTATAGGGCCACATGAATGTACAAGTGATAAAATATTTTTCATAAACTGGACCTTTGGCTAATTCACCCTGTTTCCAATTTTTGAAAACATACACATCAAGCTGGTCAATCACCCGCTCAAATTCCAACAGACTGACTAATGCGCTGTCGGTCATGAAAATATCTTTGGTATTTTTGATGATTTCTTTAATATTAGTGGCCATTTTTTAGGTTCCGATTTATTATATTTATAGTAAAAAAATAAATCCCAAGACCAATACCAAAACATTCTGCTGAGCATAATACTTATATCAAATGATCTCATCATTAACGCACACTTGAAATCCATGACTCCGACTCGTAAATATTTGTGTGACTAGGGATACTAGCCACTCATTAGGAGAATTCATTTGTCAAAAAGAAGAAACCGTGACTATGCTGTGCAACAACCCGCACACAACGCAGTCCCAGATAATACTATTAGTTTTAATTCTTACTCACATTACAAAAAATCAGTCAATCTTATTCCCAAAACACTCAAGCAAGAGGAATATATTAATCTGTTAACAGACCCAGAAAAGTTAATTGTTTTTGCTACAGGCCCGGCAGGTACTGGTAAAACCATGTTGGCTGTTTTGGCCGCTGTTAGAGCTTATAAAGCTGGTGAAGTCAAAAGAATCGTTATAACCAGGCCAGCCGTGGGTGTGGATGATGAAAAACATGGATTTTTACCTGGTGATTTGAATGCCAAAATGGAACCTTGGACTAGACCTATTATTGATTATATCAGTGAATACTATAGCCCAAAAGATATTGCTAGAATGCTAGATGACCAAATAATTGAGATATCTCCCCTAGCATTTATGAGGGGGCGGACATTTAAGGATGCATTTATTATTGCAGATGAAATGCAAAATGCAACTCCTAGCCAAATGAAGATGCTGCTTACCCGCTTAGGCGATGGATCCAAAATGGCCGTCACTGGCGACACACGTCAAGCTGATCGTAGTGACAATGACAATGGATTGCTAAACTTTCAAAATTTAGTTGCTGACTATAAAAAATGCAAATACATCGGCGGCGTTGAATTCGGTGGTCAAGATATACGCCGCCACCCAGCTGTTGTTGAAGTGTTAAAAATCTATAAAGAAGTTTAACTTAAACTAGCATCAATTATTCGGATTGCTTGGTGATGATTTGGAAAATTTCCTTCCAATTCTTCACCATAGTGATCTTTTCATTGTAATAATTTAAGTTATGACCGTGTTCCATTAACAAAGCATTGAGCCCCAATGCCGCACCATCTTCAGCATTCTTAATTTTATCCTCGATCCAATAACACCCAGTGTTTTTATAAATGGATAACGCTTGATCCTTGTCAGCACCAGTTTCCAAACAAGTTATCTTTTCAAAAGCTGTTTTGCCAAAAAGCTTTCTTAAATTCATTTCCCGTAATTTGACTGCATTGGGATTGGTACTTAGACTGGTAATGGCATGGAAAACATAACCATACTCTTGATGTAACTTTTTAACATAATGCATTGAATCCCTCAAGGGAGGTAGGAACCCAATTGCTGCCGATTCATTGAATATTTTTATCAGCTTATTAGCTTGTTTTTTACTGATGTCATACCGTTCACCAATATCATAATTATATTCATGTCCGGGTATTTTGGAAAAACCATGTTCTTCCATATAAACACTGAAGGGATATTCCCAATCCAATGCAACCCCATCTATATCCACTAATATTACTTTGTTCTTCATTGAGCTATCCATATTTCATTAAATCCTTCTTCGATTGTCGGTTGTTCAAATCCACTAATCATATCGTTAATTACATTCTGTGGCACATTTTTACCTGGTCGATTTTTTAATCGAATTACAAGTTCTAATGGATCAGGCGTTTTAAACATCACCGCTATTGTGTGATAGCCTGACAACATATCTAATTTTTTCTTTCTGCTTTTTACAGTCGTTGACGTTTGATCCCAAATAATATCTTTCTCAGCGTCAATCGCTAAATGTAACTCATCAACCATGAGGCCAATAGCCTTTGGCATGAACTCATCAAACACTTCTGAATAAGATTTACCAACACTTCTTGCATATGCTTCTACATATTCGTCAGTACTAATGTAGGAACAGGCATGCGCCCAATCTTGATTTCTGACCCAGGTGCTTTTTCCTGATCCTGGCACACCAACAAGTATATACGCAGTTTTCAATTTGCTTTCTCCGATTCTTTAGTTAATTCACATAGAAATAAGAATTGATCATAGGCCGCTTTTACAGCAGGATTCGTCATGAGTTTATCGGCTTCTGCCCGCATGGCTTTTACACCGGCTTCGGCAATGTCGCGAGAACTGGCACCCTGTAGTGTACAAAGCTCGTCTCCTAACTCTTTGGCCAGTTTGCGCCAGGCTCGCTGTTGTGCAGGTGTAACAGGTGTTCGAGTGGGTCGCAGTTCACTAGCATCATGAATGGCCCGGGTGATGGCATCTTCGGCCACAGTGCCGGCTGCAATCAAGGCCGCATGGTTAGGGTCAATGTTGTAGCGTCTACTCTGCCCACCGGGATGGCAAGTCACTAAATGTGTGCCACGAGGCCATGCATCCAGAAAGTCGTTATCATACTCATAAACCGGCACATACCTGCGACCAACTTTTTCGTAGTAGATTTTTTTCATATTTGCTACCAACTGCTATTGTAAAACACTTTCAGTCCTAAGAACAACTCGGCACGGGCTATACGAACAAATTCCAGATCTCTGTCGCGATATTCATCATCGCGACTGTCGCCAAAAAAGAATCCTGAAGTTGGTGGCAATTCTTTGTTATTGATTACATGCTCCAACTCGTCTAGATCATCCCAAGTTAGTTCTAACTCAATGCCATTGAAGGTAGGATCAACTGGACTATTCCACCCTGGTTTTCCCTTACGTATCCATAGCTCATGAAACCAACCATGGAGATTCGGGTGTTTACGCCAATAAGCCAACTCACGCGGTTCAGTTACTGAGCGTTCAGGCTCGTTATACTGCGCATAGTAATCGTCCCGCTGTCCTGCTCGTACTGCCGAATATGCGTATTGATCAAGTCCCATATTTTGATCCCATCAACCAAAAATCATTTGAGCCAAACCATATCCAGCAATAAGCATCGCAACTAATAGCATTAAAAATAATACCGCATACAGTAATAACAGTTCTATTGATTTTGCAAAACTCATAATATTCTCTTTCAATATTGATTATAAATCACCAACACCTTAGCATTGTTTGTTGGCTCGGTTGGTCGGTAAACCATTTGTTCGCCATCCCATTGGTCTTGATCAAACAAAGGATCATTTGGTCCTACAGGACGGAATAATACTGTACGACCAGTGTGATGGCTGCGAATACGTATAGCATTTGGCATGCCAACATATTCACTAGCAAGAGTCAGTTTACCACAATGAGCACGGAACTCACATTTATCGAGATCAACTACTGGTATCATCCCAACTCCTATTTGCGTTACAATACAAGTATTATACAATCAAAATAAATCAAAGTCAACCAAAAAATTGTTGATCAGGATTCAACTCCGAAATGTTCTTGATACATGGGTAGCAATCGTTCAATGGCCGTGATTGACAATTCTTGACTGTTCAATTGCATACATTCCCGCACAATCAACTGGGCAAACTTTTGTAGTCCTTCTAATGGTTCAATGAGTTCACCCTCTTTGTTTACAGCAACCATATATGGCACTTCGTGCAGTCTGCTGATACCTGCTTCAAGTCTTAGATCATTGATTCGTTCGTTCATAATTAACCCCTTGCACCCAAAGTAATAGTCTTGGCAGGGTGACGAATCACACCCTCATAGTCCAGCTGATCCCGCTCAAACTCGGTCAGGTAATCATCAGCCACCACTTCCCAGTCAATCACCCGACTGCGCCAACCGTAGTTGTCTTCCTCAACCTGGCCACGCAGAGCCATCACCAACTCGGTCAAGGCTTCCTGGCTACGACCGTACTGACCCAGGTCATAACGATATTCGCTACTGCCCTTGGCTTTCCAGTACTGCGGGCACTCGCCCTCGCCGTCCCAATCATGGGCACCGTAGTTTTCGTGGTTTTGAGTTGTGATCATCAGCTTCATTTTACAGGACTCCTGTTACCAAAGATTTATGAACTTCAAAAGAACCAGCACCGTGTTTTGTCGGTGCAATTTCCACCGTTTCGCCAAATGCCCCAATAAGGAAATATTCAATGCCTTTGTAAATGACCTTCATCACAGCTCCTTTTTGCGTTACAATACAAGTATTATACAACCAAAATGAATCAGAGTCAACCAAAAAATTGTTGTTTTTTCACAACGATTTTTACTCAGGATCATTGGTGTTGATTCCAATTCGAATTAGAACAATTCCAGCACTCATCCACAAGCAGGCCAGAAATAAATCCCAATCCCCCACGCTGGTGCGTATGTCAGAACTGCCAATGCTCATGCATAAAATACCAGCAATAACGGCTAAAAGATTAATAGTCATATAACAGTATTAGGATAGCTCTGGCACTTGATTAAGACCAAGATCTCGAACCAATCTATCCAGTGCAATATCGCTCCACGGACTAATTGTAGGACGAGGAAATGCTTGATCCCATTCGGATTCGGGAAATACTTCTTCGTCAAGATATTCAGGATCTTCAACGATACGTGCAAATCTACTCATTTTTTCACTCCTTGAGTTTGTTGATAATGTCTATATTCTCTACGCAACCACCATTTGTACATGGCCCAATATTGCTCAATACTTATTTGTGGTTGCCCCCAATGATCATGTTCCTCACGATTCTTCTTCCACATGTCTATGAGCCATTCTTTGAAATTCATCATACAACACCTACAGTGGTTTCTTGATCAATTGAATTGCTAATGATAACACCACCATAAGCTGATTGATATGTTTCGGCGACCGTTAACAGAAAAAATGTAAAAACTTTGCCTTTTGCAGTGATCAATGTGTATTGCATACCAGCCATTTCTATTAACAATTTATGTGTAAATTATAGCAGTTTTCGCACCAAAAGTCAACGATTTCTGCTAATATTCGTCACGATCTTGGGACTTTTTATGCTTGGGTTGCCGCTTATATTGTTTCTGACTTGGCTGTTTTCTTGGTTGAAAAGGCAGATCATTGTCAAACAAAGCTTGATGGAGTCTTTGCTTTTGGGCAGGGAGTTTGATTATTATCTTCATAACACCATTATTATAATATATTTTGGTGTCAGCGTCAACCAAAAGTTAACGCTTGCTGGATCTGCTCATCAAATAAACTATTTGTTCTATTTTGATTTCTAAATTTCTATATCGACTTTTCAACAAGTTTAATTCAGAGTTTAAACTGTCGATATGTCTGGATTGTAATTCAATTTGAGCCTTGGTATCTTTAAGTTCTTTTACTTGGCCCAATAGGGTAGGTGGTGGAGGTGCGTTTGGGTCACGCACCCGTTTTTTCTTATGTTTATAAAGTTTACTGAACAACGGGTTCATCTTGAGCCCCAGAGTTTGGTGTTATTTCCTTAACTTCGGCCATTTGCACATCGTTGGGCATCTCTGCGTTTTCAACAGCAACTGGGGCGTCTGAAGATTGGATCTGATACCCCAATTCCTGCATAATGGGTTCCAAGTATTTTGGGTAAGCTTGATAAAAATAGCTGAACAATTCTGGAAAAGTTTTTTCTGCTTGCCAAGTATTGCGTTCAATACAGGTTTTGGATAAATTCAAAATAATTTTGGCTGTTTGTAGATCTCGAGCTTTAAGTCCTCGACTAAAAGTCACTTGTTCATCGTAAGCAATATTATTGGCATCTTTCATCCAACCAGCAGTATTTCCCAAACCCTTATGTTTTGGTTTTGCGGCATAGGTGGCAATTAAGTAAATTGATTTAGTTTTCATATCATCCTTCAATGTGAATAAGTTCGGTCACTGTAGCACTCAGGTTTATTTCTGCATCCGCACAAACTGCATGATGTACCAGGCCACGTCTAATAATTTGAATAGCTTCGTCTTGTCCTTCGGGACGCTTACTCCAAATTTCCAAATTGTCATAACACCAACGGAAGATTTCTTCAATATCCTCAGTTGCTGCCTGTGCGCAAATTGTTGATCTAGCTTGTCGAATCTGACCTTGTTTAAATTGTTCGACTGCTGTGAGTCGCCAATCTTTCACTGCATGATCATTCTGACCTGGTGTCGCAAGAGTATTATCTATACTATTGGCTTGCAATAAATTCAAGCACTTCCTCAAATCTGGGTAAGTGGCTTTGATATAAAGATCCAACGTATCTAAATCAAACTCAATATTTTCTGTCACCAAAATAGTAGCCATTCTAGCAGTAAATTCAGTCACATCAGTTTTGTCAATGTGAAAAGTTTGGCATCTACTGTGTAGAGCATCCATAATCTTGTGCGGTTTATTACATGTCAAAATAAACCTTGCTTGAGCATGGTATGTTTCCATAAGTCCACGCAAAATAGCTTGACTAGAATGTGAAAGATAATCTGCCTCATCAAGCAGAACAATTTTCAAATGGCCAAAAGGCATTGTACTAACGAAGCCCTCAATTTTACTTTTAAGAAAGTCCACACCATTATCTCGACTAGCATTAACTTGTAAAAAGTCATACTCATCAATAGCAAGTTCATTGACCAATACTTTAGCTAAGGTAGTTTTACCAGTACCAGGGCTGCCGCTCAAAAGTATGTGTGGGATCGATTTATCTTTAATCCAGGACTCAATTTGTTTTCGTTGGGTATTATCAGTGAATACATAATCCCCAACGACTTTTGGTCTGAATTTTTCTGTCCAAAGCATTTTCATCTAATCAGTCTCTCTTTAAAATTTCGATTAATCTTTTTTGTTCCCATTTGTCTTCATCTAAAAAACTAGGACAAGTGTTATACAAATCTTCAATTATGCATTTTAACTGATATAGATCCTGTTTGCAACCGCCGGCCACCCAACCGTCATTATAAGGATTGTTTGCTTGATGATGTATTGCCTTTAGCTGCCGAACAATATCAGCAACATCCCAGGTCTTTTGGTTCATATACATCAGACTGCGTTGCTGATAGTATCGTCGTTTGGTTGTGAATCTGATACCATTAGAATATCATTTACGTCAATTCTTCGAATAGTATGAACACCGCTGTTATCTTCAATAACGACACCTCGAGTCCAACGTCCATGAGCAACACATAACCATTCTCCAACTTGGACATCAGTTTGTGTTGGTCCGACTGCATATACCTGAGCCCACCGTGGTCTAATACCTGAGCTCTTACCATTATCACCCAGCAGAACAATACCACCAGTAGTAATGCGTTCTTTAAAATTCATGTCACTAACAATGACATGATCCCCAATTGGAGTAATAGATTTAATTTTAATTGGATTAATGCTCATGATTTTTTCGGATTTTGGATTAAAGGTTTAGCATCGGATTTTGGTTGATCGAGTTGTTCTAGTGTTTGATTATCGGATGGCATAGGAGTTAAAATTGTTTTTTTCGATTCTGGCTCCCAATTGTCCTCTTCTAAGTAGTCTGACGATTCTCTAGCCGAGGGAGTATTCAAACGATAATATTCGTCCATTAGTTGATTTCTAGTTTTCACAACTTGACCACTAAATCCCAACTCGTCTCCACGAGCATTGACCTTCATATTGCCAATAGCAATAGTATCTTCGTTAACCAATCTGATGTTATCCATATCAATAGGTTTTCCCATCGCAGATGTGTATGTTTTTTTCATATATTAGACTCCTTGAAATTTATTTATAAGTGTAAGTGTCGTCTATTTTAAAAATTCTCGAATGTCTAAAGAAAATTTAATAGAATTTATTTTATGAACTCCAATTAAATAAAGCACAAAACTAGCAACACTACTACCACGACCTACACCCAAAACAATATTATGTTCACGCATTGTGTCAACAAAATATTTTAAATATTTTAAAAGAGAAAACAAGTCTCTTTCTTGAAAGAGAATCAATTCTTCTGCGACCCTCTGCAATTCTACTTGATCTTTACATTGTTCCAATATCCATCGTGCAATGTCAAAATTTATGTATTTGTCAGGCATCAACCAATACTCTCTATGCAACCTATCATAATGATCTACATCAATATTCAATGATTCATAAATTTGCAAATGGGTTAAGTCGGCGTGTAAATCATTAATACTTTTATTATATTGTCCACCGTCTTTCACCAATAACTTGGACATATCCAAATTAGGGTTCTGATATAACATTTCAAAAATGGCGTCGGTCGTAACGTACCTTCTACCATATTGATCAATTTCAGCTGATATCAATGGTTCCATCAAAATTTGGATTATTTTTTCTAGCTTCGGCCATGATCAAATCATTTCTTCTTTGAATTTCTAATTGATAATCGCCCACCAACATGCTGAGTTGTCCAGCAACATCGCTGCCATATCTCTGTGCTTGATATAGTCGTTTAATTAATTCGCCATGTTTTTTGTGCAAATCTGCATCAGTTAAACTTGATAGATCAGGTGATAGTGGGTGCATATACCTATTCTGGAATAATATCTATTAATTGTTCAAGCAATTTTTTTGCCATTTCGATTCTACCCGACGAAATGAGATCAAGAATCTCATTTAAAACCAGGAGAATGTCTGAGTTTTGATTCATTAGATTTGTTGCCATCACTTGTTAAGTATAGCAACAAATTGTCAAAAGTCAACTATTTTTAAGCAATTTTGGCAATCCAAAAATTAACGCCATCGGCCGTTGAAAACTCAAACATATAGTCTCCTATTACAGGAAATGATAGTTCTCTGGTTGCTGTATTGTATCCAACGATACTGTCTAACCCATAAACTACAGTTACTGGCAATATAATCAAATCTACTAAATTTTTAATAGATAACCAAAGTCTCAATGATGAATAAACACCAATAGTAGTAGGGAAATCAACTAGATTCAAATCAATTCTGCCAAGAGTGCTAATTTTTTGAATATTTGAGTCCAAAAAGCTTACGCTAACAGCACCTGCTTTGGGCCCCAGATCTGTAAAAGAATATGTATTTGATCTTAACTGAGCTCGATATAATATATTGCCATTTAGATCATTATTCAGTGTCGAGCCAACTAATGCAGACTTCAAAATTGCATTTTTTTGCAGGTCCTCTATCTCTGACTTGGCAAAGGCTAAGTTGGTTTTAATATTAGAAAAATTATCTCTAAAACCTTGACTGTCGTTGTCTTGACCAGCAATAGGATAATTACCATCGATGTTATTGGGGTTGATATTACAAGGCATGTTAAATGAATACTCCAGTTTTTGGGAATTTAATATATTTATCCTCGACATTAGGATCTAGATAAAATCTATCTTTATTACTAACAAATCTAGTTGAGTCGGAATCAAAAGTTGTTGGTTTTCTATTTTTTATGATTTGCAAGTTTGTAAGAGGATCTATAATCAATGTGTTTTTAAATTCTCTCCAAGTTATATCATAGCCATGTATGGCATAATGATCCAAACATAGATTTTTCCCCCCATATATATTTCCATTTTTTATAGTAACAATATCGCCCGGGGCAGACAATTCTAATACGTTCAAAAATAAATATCCGTTACTATCAATAGTTATTTGATAAACCGCCGATCTTTCATTATCTGCTCCGGTTATCAATTGGTTCAAATAGCCTGGTATGATTCTATTATTTGCATAATCAACCCAACCAGTTGAATAGTCATTGATGGAAATATAACCGCTACTTTGAATTAAAATTACAGTATCACCATCAACAACGCTATTTTGGCCATCAAAAATATTTCCCGCAATTAAATCAGAAACCAATTTACCCGATATTTGTGAATAGGTTGCATCAATAGCCCAATCAACGTTGCCTTTTATTCTATAACATTCAGCAACACTGACTTTTTGGTCAAGATAACACGGGATTCCTTGAATAAATTGTTTTTTGGTAATGTCATAGTATTTGCTCAGAACATTGTCCAATAGATACCTATCCGTAGTAAATTCAATATTATTAAATAACACATTATTGGATTTGAGTCGGTATGCTATTGTTTTGCTGCCGCCAGGCTCAGTATAAGCCAAAACAACAGCCGGAATATATCCTAAAGGCGGATCAAAGAGTGAAATAGAATTGGGGTTTGGTTGCATTGACGTCATCCATTTTGGTAATGGGGATTTTTCATTGATTGGAATATGATCAATAACTTGTTTACTCATATTCCCCAAACCATTGGGACATAACTTGGTTTGATCAACACCATTAACAGAATAAAAATTACTGAGTTTTCCCAAATTGATATCCTGTTGTGGATATTTTTTCAACCCAGTTTTTGAATCAACACCGAGTTGACTATCAATGACATCCAAGTACACGACCTCATAAATTATATTATAGTTTTCATCAATCGCGGCTGCTGTTTTTACTTCACCAAAAGTAAATGTCTTGGAATAATGATTTTTTTCAAGAGCCGGCAAATATATTGATAAATCCCCAGGGGGTAACCCTGTTAAAAATAAAAATTCCAAATAGTGTTTTTTTCCCCACCAAGGAACAGCTGATCGATATATCAGATTACTGGGAAAATAATATTCACTTTCAATTATTGATTTTAAAAATTTTCTCTGCACTTTATTTGGCATTGCTCTTAGATATAGGGAATCATAAGGCTCCTTGTAAGACACATTTACTCTTAGGTTGAATGTTTTTTCACTATAATATTTAAAATACAGATCATGAGCAATGACTGTGAATGAATATTGTCTATCAAAGAGCGTTTTGTCTTGATCCAAAGTTAGACTTCCACCATCCAGGCTGAAATGCCTAAAACTGACCCTGCCCGAAAGTTCCCCGGTAGATAGCAACACTACTCCTTGTGGAGTTCTACTATATTTCAATGGACTTAATCTATAATATAATTTAGAATTAGTGTTCGTCACTGCCTGCACTCTTAAACTACTAAAGCTTCCATTATCTATAGTTCCCAAATCACTATCAGTAATCCAATGAATTTCATCGTTATAGTCCCCAAGAACCGTCATATTGAAATTTGTTTTTGGTCCAGAGTACTCTCTACCCAACTTTTTTCTAGCATATATTTGAAAAGTATGATTGGAATTTGTTTTATTTTGCTTAAAAAAGTGCCCAGTATACCAACCTGATTGATTGTTCAGGCCTATGCCAACTGGCATTGGGTAGTCACTAGAATCAAGACCGCCTTGACCAAAACCAACTTCTCCATCCTGATCAAATCCACCATTGTCTGGACTAGTTATTTCATAATAAATTTCATCATTATCCAGATCCCTTGCATTAAATTTAAATGCAAAGTTGGTATCATGCCTTGACAACTCCATTCTCACTTGCGGCAAAGTTTTGGATTCTTCAATGATATAGGGCAAGTAACCATTTTGTGAAGCATCTAATTTAGAAAAATCATAGGATAAAGGATATGTTCTATCAGCCCGCACAGTATAGTTCCTGGGTAGTACTTCTATTTTATAAGATTTTCTATTTTGATAGATCCCGTCATCTGCCTCCATAGTGAATTGATAAACACTGGCATTTTGTGGTCTAGTGGCATCTAAGAAATACATGTCCCATGCAGATTTGTCCCAACCATATTGGTTTAATGTTTGGTCTGTTATTTTATTACCAAGAAACCCATGAATTTTTCCATCAGAACTGATAGTTATTCCCTCTGGGATTTTTCCATTGGCTAAGCGCCATGTTATTGGCCTAATTTGCCCAAAAGTGTCTAAATTGATCTGATGGAAAAACTTTTCACCATCTATAAAAGTTCCTAAAAATTCTTCTTCTGGAACAATACCTATATTTGTCAATGTTGAAACTATAAAATTAAATGTCTTATCGGCAATGACACCAGAACTATCCCAGGCTCTAACTGTAAATTCAATTATTGAATCAAATTCTTTTGTGTTAGATTTAAGTGTATTAGCAACCCCATATAACAAACCCGAATCTGATAATTTTACACCTGTTGGAATACTTCCAGAAATCATTGAATAGAAAACCTCAGAAGACTCCGTCGACTTAGCTTTTAATTGAATTTCAAAGTAAGCGTGTTCCTCGATGATTCCTAAACTATTGGGTGTTATCCATTTTAATTTTCTCATGATGACTATTTTTTTAGTTTCGTGAATATACTTATATTTATACAATAAATAATATCGTTTATCAACAAAGTATAAATAATTATATATTTTTATTACTTAGATATTATGACTATTAAAACTAGAGGAAGTGGTGCTTTATCCATCAGTGAAATTGCTGCCGAAATAGGTCCAGGCACAGCAACCAATTTAGCTTTTTTACGTGACCAAATACTTCCCGAAATATGGGGGAAACCGCTGGCACCAATGTCCATATTTTATGGATTGACTTACTATCAAAATTATATGCGTGGTAATTGCAATAATGGTAATTGCGGTGGAGCGACTGGTACTACGAATTGCGCAAATTGTGACGCCAGACCATGGTTACAACGAGCTTGTAATAGTCCATCTCCGCCACAATATCAATGTTCAGCTTGCGCCTGCAAGAAAGAATGGTGGGAAGTGCTAGTAGATTTTTTTGTCGCCATAGTTGTCGTTGCCGCCGTATATTGGGCCTATTCGACTGGTGTTGGAGGACTATTAGATCCAGTAACAACAGCCAACGCCTTGGACTCAGCAATTAACATGGAGGCGGGGACGTCTTCGAAAATTTTGAATGTTGGAGCAACCTTAGCTTAATTAAACTAAACACTATCAAAAAACATTATGAAATTTCAAATCACGGCAGAAAAAAATTTTTCTGACAAAAAAACATTCTACTACGACAATGAGCTTAATATCATTAGTGATGAATTTGATAAAATTTTAGGGCCTTCTGATCAGTTAAAAAGCTATTTTGATGATATCCCAGTTAATTTAGAGGAGACCATACCATTTTCCAAAGATTTTCCGCTAAAAAAATCAAAATCAATTGATTTATTAAAGATACAGCTAGGTTTGGGCTGTAATTATTCTTGTGAATATTGTAGTCAAAAATTTGTTGAAAGACCAACAGAAACTAGTAAAAAAGATATTGATGATTTCATGTCCAAATTAGATGTCTTAGAATTTTCTGAACAAAAAGGACTAAAAATTGAGTTTTGGGGTGGAGAGCCATTGGTATATTGGAAAACATTGAAACCATTGGCTGAAAGATTATCAGAAAAATTTAAACAATGGGAAACTAAACCAATGTTTTCGATAATCACTAATGGATCTTTATTAACTGAGGAAATTTGTTCTTGGTTGATAGAATTTGATTTCTCCGTTGCTATTAGTCATGATGGCCCAAATCAATCTGTCAGAGGACCAGATCCATTTCTAGATCCAAAAAGAAAAAAAATAATTTTAGATTTTTACAAAATAATGAAGCCGAAAAATAAAATTAGTTTTAATGCTATGTTGAATGGTAAAAATATTAGCAGAAAAGCTGTTTATGAATGGTTTTTTGAACTCACTGGAGACAAATCAGTTATCTTAGGTGAGGGCGAAATGGTTGATGCATATGACGATGATGGTATAAATAATTCTTTAACTAGTTTAGAGGATCATTTTAAATTTAGGCAAAAATCTTTTGTGGATATATATATGTCAGATGGATATATTGGGTTTACCGGTATCAATGATAAGATAAATCAATTCACAACCTCAGTAATATCACAAAAGTTAGAATCAAAATTTTTGGGACAGAAGTGTGGTATGGATAATCCAGGATCTATTGCTGTTGATTTAAAAGGAAATGTAATCACTTGCCAAAATGTAAGTGCTTTAGAAACCAGTAAAAATGGCGAAAGTCATTTGGGTGGGAATTTAAGTGATTATGGTAATGTGGAATTTAAGTCAGTCACACATTGGAAGTCTAGAGACAGTAAGATTAAATGTAGCGAATGCCCAGTACTACATCTTTGCAAGGGATCATGCATGTTCCTAGATGGTAATTATTGGGATGTGTCATGTGAAAATGCATATTCAAATAATATAGCATTATTTGCATTGGCTTTTGCTAAACTCACCAATGGATATATTCCAACACTGATCAAGTCAGACACTCTACCATTACATAGGCAAGATATTTGGGGAACCATTTTTGATCACCAGGAAAGACAAAAGAAAAAAATTATCCCAATAAAAGTAATTAACAAAAAAGAAATGGTTATAAACGACGTGGAAGTTTATAGCAAATCAATATCAATACAGGAAGTATAATGATTATCAAAAACAAAGAAACAAGTGCCGAATTAGACGCATTACTTGATGTATTTAATCAAGTTCCCGAAGTGATCAAGGTAACAGTTTCTGATCCAACCGATGTACAACTTTTACAAATAGCATCAAACATAAGAACATATTCGGAGACCCCCACTCTCTTTGAATTTGATTTGAGATTTAATAACATAGATAAGACTATACAAATTTTGTGGCCAAAAGAGTTCTGGTCAAAATTCAAAACAACCATAATACCAGAACAAACTATTTTGGGATATTCAATAATACTCTCATCCTTCTTTTTCAATGATCGGCCTCAAGATACAGTGATATTTATGTATGATTGGGATATTTCGGTATTACATGGGGGATATGTATTAGACCCGATTCCAGTCAGTGATTGGGACCCAAACTTAGTATTATTGACTGATTCTATAAAGAACGATATTCCAAGAATTATTAGTTTTTCTGCCCACTACATCGTTGATGATGCTGTATTAGCTGATTTGGAAGAAGGTGCCATTGGCCTGACGGCATATATATCAACAAACATACCTTTAGCTATACTTCCTGGCGGCACACCGTCGACTGGGAAAAAGAGAGTGGAAGCATCAGTTCCCGTGGCCCTTTCATATTTCAATGATCCTGAAAAATATAGATTTGTAACAGGTTGGTTTCAATCTTTTATTGATGAATACGATGCTTCAGTATCAACAGGACAATAATTTTATTAATTCAAAAATATAATTATTAGAGATTAATCTAGTCTAGATTGCTGATATTACAAAGGCCAGCAATTCCTCATACCTAATACCATAAGTATCACCATTTTCATACTCATCATAGCAAAACATTCCATAATCTTGGGCGACTAGTCCCTCTGATTCAAATGCTTGTTTTATTTCTTGAGCATATACCCCGATATGTATTCGGGCTTGGTTTCCTTTTTTTGACACTGAATCTTTAAATTTAAACGCTTTGATTAAACTTTTAATTTTAATAGCAACAGCTTTTTCAGCATCATTTAATGATCGACCCTGTTCTTTAAGTCGCGAGTCAGAAGTTTGAATTGAGCCTGATGCAGCATATATACCAGCCCATCTCTGACTTGGTCCTCCAAGTACATATGCATTATCCACTACCGGAGAAAAACCAACAGACGGAACGACAACAACAGTTTTATTGCCAAAATAGATATTGCTTCCTTCACTGGTAATTGAATTGGTTGTGGATCCAACTGCTATGCTACTAACTACAATATTTGGGTTACCTTGTAGATTGGTAGCAGTGCCAGTTACTGAAATAGGCCAGATTCCCGAGGATCCAGCACCCGTGACGCTAGGAGCACCAACACTATTATAGGAAACTACAATTGCAGAACTACCATTGAATGTTGTTCCAGAAAATGCCCCATTTCCACTATTATTAAATGTAACTGAATTGGTGGTGTTTCCACTGACCCCAATACCACCGGCGCCACCGCCCACAGCACTAATAACCCCATTGCTATTAATTAAAATTGTTGTACCATCAACTCTAACCCCGCCTAATGTACTAGGGGAAGCTGTTGGTAATATGTATGACCCAGCAGCAGTTCGAATAATTCCACTGCTATTAATTAAAATTGTTGTACCATCAACCCTAACACCACCAAGTGCATTAGGCGTAGCCATTGGTAATATGTATGACCCGCCGCTGGCACCGCCAGAAACATAGTTTAACGAATTCCAAGGATTTACCCCATCACCAATTTTTAATTTGCCTGTATTATATTCAAAACCAGGCTCACCTTGAGCCAATACAGGGTTGGCGTCAGTCCAAGTTGCCGCCGCATCTCTTCTAAATTTGATTTTTGCCACTTATTATTCTCCGTTTTTACGTATCTTCAAACTTCAATTTCCACATCACCAAAGGCATTTCCACCGTCTACTTCATAAGTTTCAAAATTTGAAGAACTGTTACCACCATCTATTTCATGAATTTCTAAAGGTTTTAATCTAGACGATAATTCGTCTAATGCTGTCTGTACAGTATTTATTGTAGGTTTTCCAATCCAGTTACTTTCGATAGTAGGAATATATTCATTAGTGCCACCACCACCGCCCACACCTTGGGCTCCAAATATATTTTGTTTTGTTGTTCCTATGAGTGCAAAAGTTAGCCCTGGAGAAATAGTCGCAGACATTCCTGGAAATATAAACTCATCAGCTAAAGTAAACGTTTTATCCTTGCTCCACAATCCAACAAAAGTTTTTCCTATGTAGAATTTCATAACTACATGAGACGCCCCACCTTTATCCAGAACAGTTTCGGCCACAGAACCAGTCAGACCCTGGGAATAAGTCCAATAAGGACCAATAATTAGCCAATCTTTTCCAGTCCAAATATTGAGTTGGTTAGTTTTCTGATTCCACCATTGATCACCAATTTTTGGATTAACTGGCTTACTAATGCCAACCTGGGAATACGCAAGATCTAACCAAGAATGGTCATGAGTGAATATTTTTAAAACTTTTTTACCAGAATCATACCAAAGTTGCCCCACCAATGGGTTTGTTGGCGGATCAATATTAGAAAAATTCTCTAAGAGATGAACAAAATTTTCATTCATTAACTTCCCATACCCAACAAAATTTTTACCAACTAAATTTATATTAGAGTATTCATTATTAAAAGTGCCATCTTGAACTGTTGTTAAAACACTTTTATCCGATAGTGGTATAGAGTATGACATTGTATTTTTGATTGATGATTTATTGCTTATTATTTTTAAGTTGCTCGACTTCTTCTGACAATTCCTTTATTGCCTCAATAAGTAACCCTACCATTTTGTCATACTTGACTGCTTTTGATCCGTCTAATCGAGTTGTAACAACTTCTGGTAATACTGACTCAACTTCTTGAGCAATAACACCAGTATCTCTTCTTCGAATAAAATTTCCAGTTTCACCGCCCAACTTTTTGAGGGCATCATCAGTCCAATCATAGCAAACCCCTGTGATTTTCTTCACTTTTGATAAAGCATTTTCAATTGGCTGAATATTTGTTTTGAGATTCCGGTCTGATGTCACAAATGCAAAAATGTCCCCTTTGCAGTTAATGACTCCATTAACACCCAGAGACTCTGTCATATAGACGTTTTGACCAAAGCCAACACCTGTATCTTCAAATATCACTAGGGCTTTATTTTCAGTCCGTATATAAAGTGCATCCGTCCATAATAACCCAGTTTTTGTATGATTTTGAAAATAAAGTCCTGTGCTGGCGTTATTCGTCATCGGCGATTCTGGTATGCAAACATAGCCAGTATGTCGCCCAGTGGTATTGCCAGTAACATTACCAGTAAGATTACCAGTAACATCCCCAGTTACTGGTCCGGTATGTGTACCATTAGATGGTCCGGTATGTGTACCATTAGATGGTCCATTATGTGTACCAGTAGTATTGCCAGTAACATCACCAGTCAAACTACCCGCAAAACCAGATGTCGATCTAAGGACTCCGGACTGAAATGTTAATCCTTGACTGTCAACCAATAAACCATTATCACCAGCAAATGTGATTCTATCTTTTGTCAAACTTGATGATTTTACTGTTATGGTGTTTACTCTAGACGACACATTCAATGTGCCGGTGCTTGATATAAATGTTAAATTAGCACTATCAATTAATGCGCCATCTTCACCACAAAATGTAATCCTATCTTTTGTCAAAGTTGTTACATTGGCCGATGGAGTAGTTAATCCAACAGATAACTGAATAGAACGACCAAGAACCGTATTACTAACATTGTTGTATCTCAAATCTCCATCATCTACCAACAGCCCATTATTTCCAGCAAATACCATTCTACCCGAAGTTAATGAAGTAAATGTACCAGTTTCTCCTATAATATTACCATAATGTATCCCGGTGGTATTTCCAAAAAGGTCACCAGTAATATTACCATGCACCACAAGAGATCCTTGAATATCCTGATCACCAGAAACAAAAATAGATTCAACATTTAAAGTATCAAAACTAAGACCATGAGGAATAGTTACAAAAGATCCTATGGCCTCCTCTGGGGGTACTACAAATTCACCGTCATTATTCCATATACCAACAACAGTATTATTAATATAGAATAATAATAATGTATGACCACCACCGTCAACATCAATGGCCGTATATGCCTCTGCTTCGGATTTTCCTTGAATCGAATTCCATTTTGGACCTAATAGTATCCATTGTGAACTGCCCCAAACAAAAAGTTGTTCATTTACTACATCCCACCACCCATCACCATTATTGGGCCCTGCTGGTGGCACATTGGATGCAGTTATTCCAGATAATGATGTCCAAACACTATTGGTATTGAATACCTTCATATTATGATTGAGTGAATCATACCAAAGTTGACCAACTACAGGGTTAAATGGTGGCACAGAACTGCAAAAATGTTCTAATAGACGAACAAAGTTTTCATTTAAAAATTGCCCGTAGCCGGCAAAATTCTTACCAAATAAGGTTAAACTGGTGTAACTGTTATCAGCCACACCGTCGGCCAAAGTAACCAACGCGTCGCCATTAGACAATACTAAATTGTAGGGCATTGTATATTCCTCGAATTATATTATATTATTTATTATTTAAAATGTGGTGTTTTCCAAAATATCAATGAGTTATTTTATAGATTATGGTATTGCTTGTGAAGATCTTGCATATAATTGTGCTGCAATTCTATCAATTGCCGCCAATACAGTAGTCGGAGCTGGATCAGCCCAATGACTGGGATTTGCTGGAGAATATGTTGCATTTGCACTACTAGCACTACCAGTATAACCACGAGGACCAACAGCTCCAAGGATTGATGAGCCAGACGCCCCTGATGGTCCGATTGGCCCAATCGCTCCCTGTGGGCCTGGCGACCCAGTTAACCCATGACTACCAGTAAATCCAGTACTACCGGTATAATTTAAATTTTTCCATTTATTTATTCCATCACCAATTTTCATTTTGCCAGTATCAATCTCAAATCCTGGCTCGCCCTGATTTAAAATTGGATTAATTAATAACCAATTGGCTACCGTATCTCTTCTTAACTGAATTGTTTGTGGCATTTTTAAGCTCCCCCGCCGTTAAACGGTGGTGCAATTGTATATGTATTTCCTGCATTCCCACCATCAAGAGAAAGAACACTGGAATTGTTAGATTGATAACCCGGAAGCACTTGCACATCTATCCCAATACTATAATTATCATCTGAATATAAAGGTCTCTCATTACCTGAATCATTGTCAACCAATTTAAGAGTAATCTTATAATATCTTTGATCCAACATATTTACTTCTGACTTATTAATTATAAAAGACCCCGTTCCTTTGGAATCGTCAACCCAGGTCAAGGGATAACTGACAAGTAAAAAATCATTTGTTGGATCTAATAAATCTACTAAAACTGATCTTCCCACAAGATTGGCAGATTTTTGATCCTGATTTTTTACTTGAACTAAAATAGTATTGTCTATACCTTGATAAATTTTAATTGTGCGGTTATACACTACTCTATTCCTAGTCTTAAAAATTGCAGTATCCAAAATTTGGACCTGCACAACGTTATCGTATAAATAACTTTGAACTGCGATCATCGTTGACACCTTTAGTATATTTATATCAAAAACGTCAATCAGATCCTGCAAATATCTTTAGGCGATATGATCGATTTAGAAATACAAAAAATACTAGATGCACACCCGTTTCTAACATATTTAATATATGGGGGGAATGAATATATATGTATTGTTCAAAATGTGGACGATGTTATTACCACTATCTATGATTTTGGCTTATTGAAAGATAAAACCCAAAAACAAATTTATTTAGAATTAGGAGATCAATGGTGGTGGGAAAGTCATAGACAAATCCCAATAAATTTGTTTTTAAAACAGGACTGGGCACAATTTAGATTTTGCCTTAGAACAATGAATAGCAAAGATGTGAAAATAGTCTATGGGCCATATGTTAGTCTTAAAGAAATGTCCAGTAAACGTAGCAAAAGAAGAAGTATTACTTTGGTTCGTAGAGTCGTTTAGTTAATAAATTCATATGCACAGCGACTAAATGTGCATAAGCCACCCCGTGACTTTGTTTATACCCATATTCGCCGTTAATATCTTTTTCCCATATAGTCTTAGCAACCTCTTTCCAAGGTAACCCAATTAAGTGCCGTTTGGCAGGTCGAATAACAGCTAAAAACATGGCTAGTCTAGGTATACTGTTAACTGCTTCGGGCATTTTGATCAACGTTTCATAGTGTCCGCCTATGTGTATAACTTGTCGACAAAATTCAGGATCATATAATCTCTCCCATTCAGGCTCTTGAGTCATTAAATGATCCAATTCTGCCTCACTTGATATTTGTTGATAAACACTGACATTTAATAAATCTAATTTGATATATCCCCTGTCCTGAGCCGATTTATATTCAATTGCCGATATTCCCAATTCTGGATCCACAGGTATATCAGTTACATGTATACCTGTATTATGTTTAACTAATTTACTATCACGCAAAATGCTGGCTGGAGTATGATCCAATACCGCTAATGCTAGATCACGATTAGCCATATCAATATCAATATCACTGTTAAACTTCATGTAAACTTTCCCCACTTTAATTTAAAAAATACAGCATCTTGTGCTTTGAGCCTGGCCATGATTGAAAATTTATGACCGAAAGAAGCGGGATCTACATCTCTATAATAGACAGGAGATTCTACAGCATTCTCCATTACCCACATACCTTGTTCCGTTCTTTCCCATTCCCAAAGTGGACTTGCTGCATAAATTTCAGGATCATCAACATCACCAACTCTAAATTCATAGACTTTTAATTCCACTATATCGGTCATAATCCAGCTTGGTTAAGAATGTGTTTGGCCCACTCTGTATCGCCCATATAGTCTTTAAACTTGCGCTGCCAAATATCAGGTTCTAACCAAGGCATAATTATTTCAATTTGATCCTCAGTGAGGCTATCAAGAAACGCAATTCCAGTATCACAATTATACACGACCCAAGGGCTAATACGCCCTGTTGATATATGTTGACAAATACGATTGCTATTACCGTACCTAAAATAATCGTTAAAACCATTCTTAAGTTCTGGATGAAGTTCTGCATAATCCTGCATTTCCCTTAAGGCCCTCTCCATAGCATCTTGCACTGACTCTCTTTTGATATACCCTGATAACCATTCAGAATATAAACTATCCTTGCACCAATGATCTAACTTTTTATTGTTACTCAATAACCAATCAGTAAAACTGCTGATATTGATTGCTCTAATAGAAACTAAATGCCTACCAAACTTAACAAAGGCATTATAATAAGGACTATTGACAAAATCCTCATAGGTTTTTAATTTTGCGCTACCCTGAGTCAATTCATAAAATCTTAAATAACTGGTCAGTCCTAATCGGACACCAACTTCATTCTCCTGCTGCCATCTGCGTTTCTTCTCACAAAGATGTGCTGCCAATACACTTTCGCGGCTATACGTTTTCGCACAGTACTTGCAGGTATGTGATAATTTGACAGTATCAGAGATCTGTTTTGATTCGTTTATCGTCGTATCCATGCTGTTTTGCTAATTGTTTGATTTCTTCTTTGGAGTTTATTTTTGATAAAAGCTCAAGCTCATCATTGCGCAACTCTGGAAAAATGGAAGATAAAAACTTAATAGTCTTATTGTCACTGTTTTTCTTTTTTGTGGTGATCCAATAATGACGTTGATTGCCCATGTCTGGACTTACTGTAGTACACATTAACCACTGTAACTTTTTATGTTGACTTGTACTTATATCAAAAAAGTTAACATTCACTCTTTCATTTGTGGCACGCAAGTACCACTCTTGAAGATCACTGGGCCCATCCACACTTGCACTATACCTTAACATTAGATAGGGACTGAATTTTTTTCTTTCTTCTTCAGTTAGGTCGTCATAAAATGCTCGGTCTTTACGATCCAATGCCGCAGTTTCGCTTTTGACTGTTAATTTATCACTCATTTTTTTTAATCAATTGATATATAATTTTAACAGCATCCATTGCATCTTGTAAAGTGGGATTGGTTTCGGCAGCACGTCGAATCTCGCCCCATAGTTGATCCTCTTTTAAAGACTCAAGTAGTTGAGTTTTTGATTCAGACTCGGTGTATATTTCCCTAGCAACAGCACCAAACTCACGAATGAAAACTGTTTCGCCATCATCTGGACTTTCATATATTTTAGGCATATATCACCAACATTTAGAAAAATCTACCACTTCACTTTGTCTTGAAATCTCTTTAACACAATATACACAAAGACTTCCAGAAACCCCTGCCTCTAATGGAATAGCCAACAATTGACCAGGTTTTAATTTTGGAAAATACCATTTAACATCTTGATAAACATCCTCAATCTCAATTGGATGAAATTCAGGTCTAAAACTACTGCGAGGATTGAAACAAAATGCACTAAATCCACGATCATTGATACTGGTCAAAGGAACTACTTCCAAATCACCAGAATCTTTTTCACCGATTAATATTTGCCAATCTACTGGCATTTTGATCACATGTTCGCCAATTTTTAAAACTAATGCTGGGCTATTGAAGCTTTCCAAAAAGATTAAAGGAATGTAAAAATAATCAGGATCTTTTGAGTTGCTATTATCTAACACACAGAATTGCATGTCGTCAACTTCGTCAGGAATGTCCGTCATTTCATAGGACATATTGTTATCAAGTGTAAGTATTCTAATTTTATTTCTCCAGTTATTGTATATGATACAGCATTGTCTACTATAAAGTCAAGACTTAACTACTGCCATGTTATCTTTTCCAAACTAAATTGATAATTTGATTCTGTGTAATAGGCCTTGCGCTGAGTTAGATGCCTTTTGGAAAATTTGCAGGTACTGGTAATATCATAAATGTTGACAAAATCTTTACCAAACCCTTTACGCAAGCCACGACCAATACTTTGTATCACACGCACAAAACTCTTACCTGGCTCAAATAAAACTACATTATTTAATAAAACAATATTAATACCTACAGCAGCCACACCATATGTACAAATCAAAATCTTATTGGTACTGGTAGCAACCTCATCATATTCGGCTTTACGCTCTTTGGCCTTAGTAGATCCTGTAACTAAACTAACATCGGGTTTGTCACTTAATAAGCTAAACAAAGTACTTAACTCAGCTTGAAGCAATTTTCCAGTAGCAATACGATCTACTAATATTAATGTATTGCCATCTTCTTTAATACGATCAAGCAGCTTGGCAATAAATGCCAACCTTTCAGGAGTCTCAGTTAAGTATTTCAACTCGCTTTGATAATCTTTATATACAACATTATCAACCAATTGCACAATGTTGATATGACAATTTGACAATACTCCCTGTTCTTGCAAATCGCTAGCTTGTAATTGACCATCAACTTCACCCAACATAGACCTTAACACGGCTCTAGCATATTCCTCTTTTGGCAAAGTGCCAGTGAATGCCCAACGAATTGGGATACGACAAAATGGTCCAGAAAGCAATGTGCGCAATACTTCAGATTTGCATGTGTGAGCTTCATCAACCATTACACAAACAACATCCTCAAGGAATTCCCCAATGGTGATATCATCTGTACCATTCTTTGTATTTTTTAATAAGTTGTTCAGACTTTGCCAAGTACAGATTGTGTGCTTTTTTCCAATATCTTTTCTATCACCATAATAAACACCAACATCCAATCCTAGATTAACATAGTCTGCTTCTGTTTGCCCAACCAAACTTTTATTTGGAACAATGATCACACTTCTTCCATAGATTTCAGTGCAATAGCTCAATGCCGCTGTGAGAATAGTTTTACCGGCCCCAGTAGGAAGTATTCGCATACATTGAGTATTTTTCAAAAATCCATTAATAGCCTCAACTTGATAATCTCGCATCATAATGGGTTTACCGGCTGCAGGGTGCCCTTCAGGCCAAACACGATCAGCAAATAGTTCTTCAGTTATTTCTTCAAACTCATAAAAAGTTCTATAGTCTCTAAGATCATCGAGATCAATATCATAACCAGCAGATTCTAATATGGGAATAATGTCAGGTAATAAATTAACATAGGTACTGCCACCAAGCTGAGCCAAGCTGACTTTTCCATCCCATCTACCCAGTCTAACTGCTGGAAGATATCTGGCACCCGGCACATCAAACTTGAAACGATCAGCAATCTTTTTTCTAGTAGATGCGTCGACACCTTCTAGTTTTACATTGATCTCATCTCGAATTACTAATTTAGCCTGCAATTTTTGTCATCCCATTATCGTAAACTGTTTGTGTAAAGTACACTATTTTTTCTGACATCATCATCATATGTTGTTTTTCCAAACCATGAATCATTGCATTGGTACTGACCATTAAAAGAATTGTTTTTGGCCAGGATCTTTTAAGTTTGTTCAAATAAACACATTTGATGTTTGTTAAGTCTATCTTAGTTGATTTTTTATTTACAAGATCTAATATTTGATCTTTGTCAAATTGCTTAAGGACATTTTCTTTAAGATTATCATCAACGATGGGATCATAAACATATATAGGCCACCTATTATTTAATGTTGCATATCTAACCAAACAATCTATTAGATCCTCGCCGTCATAATTTTCACTAGATCTTGTGGCATGTATATGTCTGGAAGTGGATAAATTGGCAACTTGAATTCCATATATTGTTGATATCAAATCTTTAATATCTTTACTAACAGTAAATCCCAACAAACTGGAATTGTCCACCAACCTCAATATATTTTCTTTAGAAAACCCACCTAAATTGTTATTGATATAATCAATCAAAGATGATTCTGCATTATCAATAACCAAATCAGTTCCATTATCTCTTAACTCTATTGCAAATGGTGTTTTCTCACACCCTTCCAACAATTGCCAATATTTTAAAAATTCTAAATCAGCGTCAAATTCATTCTGTTCAGCAAAAGCCCTTGCCCAACTAACATTATATTCAGTTAATGCCATATGCCAAGATTTGGCATCTCTATCAAATTTGACAAAACCGTGACTGATATTTCTATGTTCTGCTAACTTGTCTATTAGACCTTTATTATAAGGAAATGTTAGAATTATTTCGCCGTCAACAACTGATATCTTTTGTTGCCTCTCTATAATCTTTGGTTGATATCTAAACTTTGGTTCTGTTGAATGTAACCCAATTTCTACACCAAGACTTGAAAATTGCCTTTTATATTTACAGACAATTTTATGAACTAATTGCGCTTGCCTATCTGTTAGGGCTTGACCTTGTATAGTTTGCTGAGATAGATTATCTACTACAGACATATCATATCTGGCCAACCTAACATCTGAAGATTTTGAAAAGAAAAAATTGTTAACCACAACACCCGAACAATCTCTTTGGCCGCCCAAGATTTCTAAATAATCTTCTATATGTTTGAAAGATGTTAGTTGCATAAGACTATTGTAACATTTAATCTACACAAAAGTCAAAAAATAACCTGCCATAAAAGACAGGTTAAAAATTGACAAGTAATAAAATACTTATACTATGTTATTAGGTTACAGATTTTTCTTCTTTGAGAATTTTCCACATCTGCTTCTTTTCCTGTTCAATGCGTTGTTTCTCCACACTTGCTCGATACCGATCCTCACCTTGAGCACGTTTTTGGTCATTGCTAACATTCAACATTCGATCATAGTCTCTGGCCCAGGTCACACCCAGTAACCACTGCCGCAGTTGGGTCAAGGTTCCAACAAACACTTCGGCGTCTCGGGCATAAACTGGCACATTTGATTCATCACGAGGTTTTAATGCTACCAGGTCATCTGAATACGATGAGGTATGAAGTTTTGGAGAGCAAAGCATGAAACCTAAAGCTTCTACTTTTTCTTCTAGTTGATGAATTTCACGAACCAAATTATAGCCTGACATAATCACTCCACTCGTTCAATTTCTAAACTGTTGTGAAACCAACACTCAGTTTCGCTGTTGTTCCAACCTTCGCTTTCCCATGCTGAATAGTCATCTTCTTCCCAGAGCTGTTCCAAACGATCACGCTCTTCTTGGCTCATATCTTTGGGCCACTCAGTATCACTCAGCCACCCATCATCCAAACTATCTAGATCGCAGTCATAGCCGCAGTCATATACATTAACACCTTCAGCATTATCGGCATCAATATCTAATTCCTCATCGTCTTCGGTGGTGAGGTTTACTGTGCCCCAACGGAATCCAGTGATGCGAACAATGACATCACTGCCCTTGTTCCAAATTTCTCGCTCTTCTACACTCTTTTTGTCCAGTGTACTTACTCGATAAACAGCCATAATTAGGAATCCCGTTCCATTTCAGAAGCTTCACGAACCAACGTGACCAATTCGTCAACTGAAGGTGTCAGAATTTTTGCAGTGACATAATCACCTTTTTTATTCCTGCCACTGACTTCAATCATATATCCATTATCATACATATTAATGGTAAATGATTCATTTACTTTAATTAATTTATCACCGAGTTTGGTTACTGTTTTTGCTGTTGCCATTTCATACTCCTAAAAAAAAAATTATCGAAACGGGACTTATTGACATTGCCCGTTACGCACACCGCAGGGGAAATCTTATGCTGCCTTCATGCAGGTTGTTTCTGTCATACGTTTCCAATTCAATGGGAAACTCTTACGTAAGTCTGCAATCTTCAAAGCCATACGCAGACTCATTTCACGCAAACGATTTTGATTGGTGCCCATGAAATCAATGATTTCATCTTGAACAATTTGATCAAAATCATAATCAGCAAACAATACGCCATCTTTGGCAATTTGTTTAATTCGTAATACTTTGTCACGCATAGTGTCCAAAGTCAAATCCAAATAATGACAACGACTTTGCAAAGCATCCAAGTGGTCACGAAGTTTTTGACTCTTCATTTGGTCGAACTTCAAATTAGTGATGAAGATCACCGAACCTTTAAATTCAAAACTATCTGGAATACCATCTCGACGAAGCATATTGCTATCGCTCAACCAAGAAATTTTACGCTTCTTGCCTGAGTCCAATGCGCCTTTCAAAAGATTCAAAGCAACGTCGTCTAGTAAGATTGAATCACAGTCATCAAACACTAGAACGCAATTGGGGTCTGAATATTTGTACAATGTTGAATACAGACCCAATGCGGTTGCAGAACCTTTAACCACTTCAGCACGAAGACGTTTACCTGCAATGTGGTCAAACAAGCAAGCCTTTTCAATTTCTTGTTCAACGCCAAAACTCTTACCAACGCCTGGTGGGCCACTAACAATCATTGCTCTAATATCGCCGTTAGTAGCGGCTTTAGTCATTTCTGTCAAAATGTCAAAACGCTCACGAATACGCTCAATCGCCTGTTCGTCAGTTTCAACAGTTTTCTCAGTAGTCTGTTCCATTTGCACAGTATTCACTCCTTGATTAATTCCAGTTACAAATTCATAATCAGCCACGCCATCAACATTAATTCGAATGTCATCAGGGTAGCCAGGGAAAGTATTGTTATTTTTAACAGTTACAAAACCGTTTTTTGCAGTTTTGCGATATTGATCCACCAGTTCAAAACTCATGCCAGAAACATTATGATTACGATAAGTACCTTTGATAAAACGAACAAAAGTTGCTGACATTGTGTTACTCCTATTTGCGTTACAATACATGTATTATACAACCAAAATTGGTTATGAGCAACCAAAATTAACCTGAAATACGGTCAAAAATTTGTTGTTGTAAATATGCAACATCTTCTGATGGCACATAGAAATCCGTTGAAGGGTCGTAATATTCTCCCTCTTTTGGATCATAATAAAGTGTTTGACCGTTAGGATATGTGAACGGACCTTCCAAGCCTTTTCTTGGGCCATATTTACTGTCAGTTTTGAAGATTTTTGAAGCCAAAACAGTCTCCTGTGCTGTAAATTAGCTTCTATTTTAACGCTATTTGATTAATAAGTCAATAGAATTCTTGTTGTAAAATCACAACAAGTTAAATTTCTCTATTGGGATGAGTTGGGTATTCTCTACGCAACCAATCTAATTGCATGCGTTCAGGATTGGGTTCATACCATCCCTTTTTTCCATAAATGTTAGTAATACTGTAGAAGAATTCCTCATACATTTGACTAATTTTATCAAAGTTAAAGTTTTTGGCGGCCCAATCTCGACAGTTTTTGGGATTGATACGACCAATGTTTTTAGCGGCCCAAGTAAAATGTTCAAAAGTCCTACAACGATATCCAGTAACACCATGCAAGTTGAGTTCACCAAAACATGCCCAATCAGTACTAATCACCGGAGTGCCGCTCAACATTGCCTCAATTTGAACACCACCAAATGGTTCACCATACATTGTAGCCACAAATTGACCTTTTGCTTTACTCATTAACTTTCTGCGCAATTCGACATCAGCATATCCCACCATTTCAACATGTGATGGGGTGGTATACAATCCCATACTAGCCAAACTACCTTGACCAGCAATTTTTAGCTTTGCCCCAATTGCTTCAGTTGTTTGAATAGCTACATGCACACCTTTATGTTCACCAATTCTACCCAAGAATAAAAAATAATCTTCTTTATCTTCGTTATAGTCAAAATCGTTGAGATCAAAATAATTAGGGATAACAGCGTCATACCAACTAAAGTGTCCTGGTCCAGACACCGCAGTCATATTAAACCAAGCAGCCATTATGCTTTGACTTTCAAACACACGATATGGTGCAAATACGCCACCAGGATATCCAATACCCGGTTCTACCACCAACATATCAGGATGTGCATCGGCGATGGCTTTATGTCCCCAACCCCAAAAGCACAATAGAAAATCATTTTTTTGTTTACGCAAACCAATTTCTCTAATAGCATTGGCATAGAAAAATTTATAAGCAACGTCATTTAAATCATATTTGAATGTATTGGCATGCCAATCGTGATCACCGTATGCTTCATTTAAAATGGCATCATTGGTTACTCCAACGTTTTCATCACATTCAACATCACTATGTTCATGACCATAATGGATGATAGTGTGCCCTCGAGCCTTCATCATAGCACAAAATTTTACTACTTTTTGTGTAAAAGCACAGGCTACATAATCTTTGTTAGAAATAGTGTGTGGGACACCTAATACATGAAATCTAAAATGCATATAATTTTACTTCTTAATTGAATTAGTGAAAACGAATCATATCTAATTTCTATTTAAATTATTCCTGAACAGGCATACCATTAGGGCCTATATTACCAAAAATCCCCAATGGTGCTTTTTGAATTACTTTTTCTTTATCTAAAAATTTATATAAACAATGTTCAATATCGGCATATCCACCAGCAGATATTCTTTCGCCCATGTAAGCTAAACTATTATCATATACTGTAATAATTTCTTCCATCAAGCTAACCGGCCAACTCCACAATCTGCTCATAAATTGTTGTGATATCAATGTCAAATTATAGTCAAATTGACTATTTTTTTGATTACTAATCACAATATGATTTTGTATATTATATTGGTCATAATAGCCAATATCAAAATTATTATTCAGACCATATCTTCCGCTGATTTTAAAAATTCGCTGTGTATTGGAAAATTGATTCAAGCTTCTATGTAGATTTTTAAGAGCTTTACCAAAGCACATAACCTCGGTGACGTTTTTAACTATATCCCAATTATCTGTACTATTATAAAGCCCAACTACTGACGGATCTGAATTAAAATTTACAATACTTTTAACCAATGGTTCTAAAGTATTAGATTGATCTTGAGTTAAAGCGATTGCTGACATTTCCAATAGAAATAAGTCAGCATCAGGTACACGTCGTTTAATGCTTTGAATAGTAGAAACTGTTTGATTTAGACGAGTTTCTGCATCAAAAACACCAAATTTTGTATTAATCGCACTGGTAATTAAGAATGTATATTTTGACATATACATTACTTACTGTGGATTTTTTGCTTCCAAATATTCTTTAACGAAGCGCAGAGCTTTACGACTTGTATCGTAAACATATTCCTTAGAATCGTCTTCGGTAGTTAAGACGACAATAAAGCCGTTAGCCGCACGTTTAATTTCAATTGATTCAAACATAATATTTCCTTGATGTTAATTTACTGACTTAACTAGTATAAGCTCTAAATTAAGGAAAAGTCAAGAGATTTTTAGAATAATTTAATAAAATTAACGTTTTTGTCTTGGAGATTTTGGTTCAATATCTCTAGATTTTCTACTGTTGGCAGGAGCATCAGTCTGATCAGTACTTTTACTAGTTTCAGCAAAATATTCTTTTTCTTGATCGGTTTTGTTCATTGTCCCAAATTTTGGAACCATTGGTTTCTGAAGAGGTTGTGAACTAAATTCAGTACCTTGTAAATTGGTTGTTTGTGCAGATGGTTGATGTGTTTTAGTAGATGGGCTCGCGGGTGGCACTTGGGGTCGAGCATTCTTCAAATGATCATCGGCTTTTGGTGCTCCAGCAGCTTTTTTAGCCTTACGTTCTTCAATTTTTTCCCAGTCTGCAATATCTTTGAGCAAATCTCCCATCTCGATTATATTACGTACAGCTTTTTTCTGGGCATAAGAACGCAATTTGATTAATAGCTCTTTACTAGTACCCTGTTCTTTTTTAACTTCTGAAGTTTTTGGGTAACCGTAAATATATATCTCATACATAGCAGAAGTAGTGCCACGACGAACTGTAAGTTGGTAATCATCCAATGCTTTTTCTAATTCCGGACCAAATGTCAATTCATGAAATGCTTTTTTAGCATTGGGGCTTAAAATAATCATTTCAACATTGGAGTCATTGCGTGTAGCGTGGTATAGCAGACCTTTATAAACACGTTTTATCAAATCTGCCTGTCCATCTATACTACCTGTAAGTCGATTTAGTTGATTAAAGATTTCATCGTAAGCTATTTTAAACCCTGTTTTATAATTGGTTGTTCGAACAAGTTCTCTATTAGCATCCATTTCTTCTTTACTAGATAGTTTTTCATCCATTGCTACAAACTTTTCTTTAACCCCATTGCTCAATGGTATGTTTACTGATGACAAAAAGAAATCGTTTAATCTTTCAAATTGATATCCACTAACTTGACCAAATTGACCAACATCACCCGCTTTAATGCTCAATAAGTTTATGCTAGAACCGTCAATTAAAATCTTTAAATCTGCTTTAGTGGTTTTTTGTTCTTCAGCATTTCCGCCATCACTTTTTATTTCAATTTCATTTTTTCTAGGATCTTTACTGGCTTTTTCAATTGCTGCCGAAACCCTCGGCGAAGTGTTAACATATCTAACAGCATTATCAATATGAGCGGTGATTGCTTTTAATAAATCCTTGCCCATGCCATAATCTTCAGGAGTTTTTCCATCTGGATCCATTCCTATAAATGATGCGAACCCTTTTTTATCAGCATCAGGAACCGAAACAGTGAATGATAATGCATCTTTTCCGGCCCGCCCGCTAGCAGTGCCATTGCCTTTTATTACACGTCTAGCAACATCAATTACATGACTGGCATCAATATGTTCAAGTGGATTTTCATATTTGGCAGTCACTGCACAACCTAAAACGATTTCCGCAATGTTTCCCTTATTGACGCGCAATTTTCCACTAAACAATTCATCTTTGACAATCTTAGTTACATTTATTTTTTCAACGTTCTTAGTCAGATTGCCGTTATCATCAAGCATCCTAACAGTAAAATCAACATTGTTTAATATATTTTTATCTTTGTTAGTAACAGCAGACTGCAATCTTTTAGCAGCACGATAATTGGGATCAGTTGGGCCGTTTATTTCAATTTGTCCTTCGTATTCAACAGTCCCAATCCTAAATGTAAGTACAGTTGTAACTGGTTCCTTGAGATTTTTGGCGCCGCCTGCCAACATACGAGATATAAACTGAGGAACTGACGAGGAATTCATCCATTCACTCACACTCATGTTTTTTGCTTCAGTTAGCAAAGGTTTGATAATGTCATTTATTCGCATAGTGTAATATTTATATCATCTTGGACAACAACTATACCCAATATTAAAATGAAAAGATGAATTTGTTGCGCCGCCGCATAAATAAGTATATCAGTAGAAACCATGAGTTAATTCTGATAATCAAAGGAAAACAAAATGAAATATATATCAGAAAAAATGCTAGGCATACTAGAACGTTTATCCGAAATGTTTCCTAGATCTAGCTATCAAAGCCGTTTAGATGCGTATCTAAGCGACAAAGGCATTACCGATGCCGCACAGTTGGAAAGTTACATCAAACAATTCCAATACAAATCCACACAAAGGAGTTTTTAAATGAAACGTATATTCAAAGAATTTTTAGATTTTTTGAACTGCATGGCTAAAGCTAGAGCAGCAACACGCCTCACACGTATGGGCGACTGGCGCACCGCACAACAAATGTATCAGGATCAAAAATGAAAAAAATTATAGAACAATTAACACAAACACTAGTAGATTTCGTCTTCACTATCAAAAACTATAGAGAGCAAAATCTCTACGGTCGCTGGTATTAAGCTGACCCGTTAGTCAACAATTCTATTAGAATTTTATCTTTGAAAGCATTAAATCTACTTTCAAATTGATAACAGCACTCTGCTATTTCATTCGGATCGGATGACCACATCATAGTTTTATAAAGATGATCGGCCCATTTGCTGACTTCATCTTTATCAACTTGAATGTCTAGAACATGCTGTCTAGGCCTAGCATTCCTACATATATGCCACTCATCAAGTAACAATCCGGCTTTTGTGACTGGATCTAACATAAATCAGACTGAGTAATCTTCCATTCCGGCGGTTTTTAATCGAACCAAATGACCCATCATGAAGTTCTTAGACTCTAGACCTTTCATCAATCCTAGATAATTATTTCTCAATAGTGCTACTGAATTAATCAATGTTTCCATATCGATAACATCATCCTCACCGTCCACATACTTTTCAGCATCTCGACTGGTTAAAGCACGATTGTAATTTTCTAGATATTTTTGAAAATGCTGTTTTCGTATTTTACGAAGCTGTATATTTAGAAAATTTAACACAGCCTCAATTTCTTGAAGCTGGTTAAATCTATGCTCAGTTATGCCGGGAAGTTGGGCAAGGCTTTTTTCAACCTTGCCAAGTATTTTACACTCGACCCGGGCCGTGCCCAACTCTGCTTCATAATATGAAATAAAATTAGGTAATTGGCCAAGATCACCAACTACACGATTATACCACATGATTAATCTTCGTAATCCTCTGTGTATTCGTCCTCATCATCTATTTCAGTTTTGTATTCCTCAAAACTGCGTCTTAGATAACTATCAGCGGCAGCGAATTCCTTAACATCGATATCACTTAAGACATCAACCATTAAGCTCATCAATGTGTCAGCAGCACCTTGACGCTCTTTGCTTGGAATATACTCTTTGAGAGCCATATAAGTTTCAACTAATGTATCAATTTCAATACTCATTATTCATTCTCCTCAACTACTTGCTCTTGATTACTTATGGCCGACCTAGGATTATCGGTAATATCTTTCATTACTTTAGTCAAACTTTCGTTTTCATTACGTTCCCAGGCTTTACGGAATTGCTTAATAATCTCACCATCAGATAATGTATAAACAAGACTATTACCTTCTTTTTTCAGCAAACCCTTGCCTTCAAACAAATCAACCAATCCACTATGAGGATTCATACCTGTTTCATATGGGATTTTGATTTGAACGCTTTCGAATGGCTTTGCATATCGAGTTTTCATAATTTTACAAGCACTACGAATACCCTTAACTTCGCTGATCTTATTGCCATCTTCATCTTCTTTAAGTTTAAGTTTTCGCATTGCAATAACTATTGAACTAGCGTAAATGAAGCCTTGACCACCCGAAATTTTGTCATCTGGATCAAACATATCTTGACTTGCATATGTATGATTAGTAGCCACTAACCCAATATTCAAATCACCAAACATATTAACACAATTGCGAACCAATGCAGTTAGTGCCTTGGGCTTTCGTCCCATATCACCTTTTAAATCACCAGCTTCAAATTGATTAACATCAGTTGGTGTCAAAAGCATACCCAAACTATCCAAAACAAACAAAACTTTTGGACGTTCAATTTCTGGTAATACTCTATATTCCTTAACAAACTCACTAATCATTTTAGCCACATCATCGATCATAGCCATGTTTAGTTTGAGTAATTTTTCTTCACTGGTGTCTACTTCCAAAGCATGTAACCAAGCTTCATCCAATGCATTTTCTGTATCAATTAAGATAACATAAATGCCTTGTTGTTGAGCATTACGCACCAAGTTTCCTGATGCAATAAAGCTTTTACCTGCGCCACTCTCGCCCGCAAGTACAGTAACTTTGCCCATGGGAATACCACGATTAAAGTCTCCAGATATTAAATAATTCAATGCAAAATTACCAGTGCTGACCCAATCTGTTGGATCATTAAAACCAATGCTAACACCTTCAATGCTTTTAGTAATTGTTTTTCGAAATTTTGATAAGTCAAACGGCCGCGCCATATATTCTCCTAGAAATAATAAATGGGAAGATGGAACACCCACCTTCCCTGATCAATGATTAAGCGGTCTTTTGACGACTACGGATCATTTTCAAAATATCCTCAGCACGTTGACTGGAAGGCTTTACTGCCTCCACTGGTGCTGTGGCTTCTACTGGATCTTCATCAACCATCGCTGGTGCTACTGGGCGAGCAACTTTTGTGGGGGCTGGCTCAGGATCAACCATATCATCAGAACGTGAAGCTGCCGACGAACCGGTTGTTGCGGGACGATCACTTTGAACACCAGCTGGTTTGTAGTAGTTAGCCCAACGATCGGAATCATAAGCTTCACCATCAACACTGGCTTCAAACATTTCTTTGATTACTTTAAGTTCAACATCGCTGGGCTTCTTAGGTAAGAAGTCTGCCAAGTTATAAAGTCCAAATTTTTCAATAGCTTCCAACTCTTGGGTAGTAAGAGCGGATTCTTTACGTGCCCATTTGCTAGTGTTGTAGTCGCTATAACCACCTTTGCTAGTTTTAGTTGCAGTAAAGTCCAAACCACGCTCGTAATCAGTTGGCAATTCTTCCATTTCAGGATCCATCAGAGCAGCTTTAACAATGTTAAAGATCTGTGGGCTAATAATAAAACGACGAATTGGATTTTCAGGAGTTTTGTCATCGCTCAAAGGATTTTCACGAACAAAACCTTGGAACAAATAAGATTTTTTCTTCCAATATTTACGACCCATATCTTCAAGATTTGGATCCTTAAACCAGCCTCGAACTTCTGCCAAAATTGGACAAGCTTCTCCCCACATTTCAACACAGGGCACTTGTACTTGAACAGGTTTGCTATCGCCTTGGCCTTTAATACCAGCGAAAGGCAATTTAATCATTGCTCGTTCAATCCAGAAAAATGTATTTTTGGGATCAGCGTCAGGAAGGAAGCGTAGTTTTGCACTAGTACCTTCTGCAATGTTCCAATGTGGATAGATAGCATTATCACCGCCCATTTGGGAATTGTTGCTACCACGGGTTTCTTGCGCCTGCAAACGTGCGCGAATTTCAGCTAAAGTCGTTGCCATAATATAAGTCCTTAATAAAAATAAAAGATGGTCTTTGTGAGAGATTAGATATTAAATACACCATTGCACTTAATAACATATATATTTATCCCTACAGTAGGAATTGTATAGATTTATTTTGAAAGATTCAACTGAAATTTTGAGCTATTCAACCAAAAAATTAATTTTTGGTAATGCCAGCGAGTTTGCGCAAACTGCTGATACTTTCTTCCATTGGTGGCTGATCTATGTTGATTTCAGACGCAGGTGATGGTGATGATTGTGGTTGATCAAATGTCATTTGAAACTCGGCAGCCAGATCCTCGTAACCGTTATTACTTAACCAATCAATTACCAAAGGTCTAACATCGGCATCTTGACCTTGTTCTGAAGATAATTGACTTATACGATCAAACAAGTCATCGTCTCCAATAAGATCATATAAGGAAGGTATAGCATCGGCGCCATCAACTCCGGCAGACAGTGGCTTAGACATTAGATCTTTAAGAGCATCTAAATCTGAATCAGTTTCAGGCACTGCCCACGTGCCTTCTACTACATCATCCGCCCATTGATCAAATTCAGCCACATAACTATTTTCCATAGATTTTTGTTTAGCTTTGTACGCCCTATAAACATGAGGCAATGCTTCGCCCAATCTATCGTCAAATAATTTTTTAACGAATCGCTCTTTCAATTGATCTAAATCAAAATCATATTCATCTTGATCATTTGGTGTATAGTGTTCTTTAAAATCGGCATAACCCTTTTGTCCACTAATACGATTCAAATTTGATTTAACTTCATTATATCGTTCTATAGCAGCTTCAACCATGGCAATTGTTTCTGTGTCCTCAAACGTTCTACGACGCATACTACGCACAAAAACCCCCATAGATGACATTTCTTTTGCAGATTCTTCAATGAAATTAGCAATTTCGTCACCAATTCTACCACCTTCAGCAATATGCCTAGCCATTGCCCTAGCTGGGCTTAATTTAGTAAATGGCATCAAAAATCTTTCACCGATCTCAGTTTCAACAAATATATTTTCGATATTTCTAGTTCTAGATCCTTGAATTTCAGGATTTATATTTTGGCTATGACGTACCAATAATTTTACTGGGCCCACGTTTTCATAACTTAGTTTACTAGTACCAAACAGTTTGCTTTCTGTAACCTTTACTTGATCAACAGCAACTGAATCTTTTTTAGTCAATTTTTTAATGTCGCGCAAACTTAAATTGGATTTAGTTAAATTTCTAACATCAAAATTCAACCAATTAGCTTTGGCGAAATATCTCAATTCTTTTAAAAAATCTACCCATCGTTTTTTCTGGTCAAGATTCATCAAGTCAAGTATATCAGTGATATAATGAACTTTCAATGCTCTTTTTTCAACATCTCCGGAATCACTTAGATGAACTGTTATGATTGGTTTATCTTCGGATTCGGTATCCTGATATGTAAAATTAAAAAATCTGGCCTTTTCTTCGTCATCTGTGTCAGCTGCTGATTCATCACCCAAGGTAATGTCCTCAAATCTAGTCAATTTATCACACAGTTCTTCGGCGATCTGTTCAATAGGTTTTTTCATAACAATATTTATACTAAAAACTAAAACATTATAAAAGGCATGGGCATGATTACTTCATCAGTTCCGTCTCGCATTTTGGCGTCAAGATCCTGATCAAACGTTTGAATAATTAACATCATTCTAACAGCTAATAACATACTCATAACCAAATCATCACGCTCGCCAACACGAGCTTTATAAGTATTTGCTACTGATATAAATGTCTTTAGTTCACTTATCAAATTACTACTTGAAATACTTAATCTCTTTGTTTCTATTAGATTTTTTAATTTGGAACAGGCCGCCAATTTGGATCTATGAGTAACAGTAAAACCTTTTCTAAATTTTGCTGGGCCACCCATGCTTTTTGGTTCAGTTAAAAATATACCTTTAATATTTTCTTCACCTACTTCACTAATAGCAACTAGAGCGGCTTCCCCTAACGTATTGTTTTCTACACTATAGTAGATATTGGTTTCTGATCCTATACAATCATAAATGTATTGACATATGTCTTTTAATAACCTTACTTGTTGCTGTATGGGCGTCTTATTGTGCTGCCATTCTGCAACTTGCATCATTGTTGGCAACTCTAAGACTTGAATTGCTGACGCATCACCACCAGTACCCAAACTGGGATCTAAGGCTATTGCATATGTCTTACCCCTAGTTGGTTTTTTATACCAACGAACTTGTCCATGTCTTTCTATTGGTTCTTTGGATTCTAACTCACTCAATGTAATAGATTTAATTAGGGTCTCATCGGCGATGAGAAACTCTAGCTCATGCTCTCGTCTAAATCTTTCCTCACCAATACGACCAATTTCTTCTTCTTTCCATTGTTCATCCCGATCTGGATGCTCGCTCCAATGTGCTATAAATGGACTAAACCCATTTACACCTAAGGTGGTTGGATTTCCAAATTCATCTGTTCTTTTATTAGCACCTTTCCAAAGTTGAGAAAATTGGTCTTCATCACTGTTAGGAGTGCTAGTAATAATACATTTACCACCAGTACTTAATGTTGGGCTAATAGCAGTCCAAAATTCACGAGCAATTGTGGGTCGAACAAATGCAAACTCATCTAAATACAAAAGAGAGATAGACATACCACGACCAGTTTTTTCTGTTGTGGCTCGGGCAACAATTCGACTTTTATTATCAAAATTAATATTACCCTGATTATACGACTCTGCACCTGCCTTAAGCCACATTGGACACATTTCATATGCATATCGAATTCTAAGCATAATTTCTTGAGCACCACTATATTGGTGTGCTGCAATTAATATGGTTTGGTCTGGATTGAACATAGCAAACCAAAGCAAATATCCAGCGGCTGAAGTTGTTTTTCCAGTTTGCCTCGAGAGCATGCTAATAGAAAATCGTCTATTGTGATAATTTTCAATTAATTTAACTTGAAAGGAAAATGGCTTATATTTTATTTGTCCTTTAGTGGGATGTTGAATGAAGAAATAATTCTCCATGAAATATCGATAACCATTGATTGGGTCAGCACATTTTGAATACTCGATGACTTGAGTTCTAGTCAGAGGTATTGTTATATTTGGCGGTCTTACAAATTGGATATCATCAGACATGTATATATTTAGATTTAATTGCTAAGGAGTAAATATATTTATGCACCAAACGCTATTGCTGAACGCAGACCATAATCCTATTAGTATTCTCCCACTTTCTGTTGTTACTTGGCAACATGCCATAAAATTATTCTTTTTAGATAGAGTGACTGTATTGGAAACTTATCCAGGACAGGTAATAAGAAGTGAACATCTTACATTGGAAATTCCCAGTGTATGTGTAACTAAAGAGTATTTTGATTATAAAAGAAATATTAAATTTAGTAAGTCTAATGTCTATCTCAGAGATCTATATCAATGTCAATATTGTTCAGACACATTTGATACAAAGGATCTGACATTGGATCATGTAATACCAAAAAGTGCTGGTGGTAAAACTAATTTTGAAAACATTGTTTCTGCCTGCAAACCATGCAATTATAAAAAGGGTAGCAAATTACAAAAGCCTTTACGTACACCCTTCAAGCCAGATTATTATAGTTTAATTTCACAGTGGAAAAACACCCCTGTGAGAATACACCATGAGGGTTGGTACAAATATTTAGGATTGAGTGAACAAGCGATTAACGCTTGATTGGCTTCTCGCCGGTGAGAAATGGCTTTGAGAACCACAACTTAAACCAAGCATCTGTACCTGGTTTGATATTATGTTCTTTTTCTAAACGCTGCTTTTCCATACCAGTAATACTAATATTACTACCGACTGGACTCAATGCGTGATCATTAGCAGTCATTTCATCAGATTCTGCAACTGGCTTTAATAAACTTTCAGCAGTGATGCCAGCAAGTCTTTTAATGTCATTGATGGGATCTTCTGGGGACAATACAGCGTCATCTATTTCTGGATTTATTCCTGTGAAGTCTTGACTTATGAATTTATATTGCTTCATAAGTCAATTAAACGCCGTACTTGTTTTTTTTCTTAGCCGCAACTGGGCTAGCTTTATTAATGTCGGGAGTTTCTGCACTACTTGGATCAGTGAGACGTTTTGGACTCACACCCAGTGCTTTTGCTGCTGCGTCTAGGATTGCGTGATCTGCCTGGGTATAGCCAATTGTTACCAAGTCTTGATGTGTTGCAGTAAACATGGTCATATCAATGTTATCTGGACTGCCGGCACAGGCAATACCATAGCGATATTGTAGATATGCGCTATTATTTTGATTAAGATCTGGCCAGCTTTCGGCGCCTGGCATAGCTGCTTTGGCAGATTTTTCCAGTTTGCCGGTTTTTTCTATTGCTTCCAACAATTCTCTAATTTTCATTTCAAATCACCAATAAGTTTAGCAGAAGCATGTTTTGTTGCTGAAGTAATGCCGGCTTGATTTTTTAATCTTTCTAGATCTTTCAAGACTGTTTCGTCATCATCGTTAAAATCAATGTCAAGATTTTCTTCAACATCTTGATCAGAAACAGAAATTGGAGCATGTTGCTCCAATTCCTGAATATACTCCATTAGAGTTTTCATTATTTTTTGATAATCTTAATAGCCGACAATTCTTCAAACAATTGTTTTTCCAAAGCAGCTAATTCCTCTGCTTCACGCATAGCCATTGGATTGTCACCGCCTGCAACTTTAGGGTATGTGCCCTTAGGACGATTCAAATCATTACCAGGGTTCATTTGTTTATTAACTGTACTATATTTTTCATCAGGAGCATTAGCATAGTCTTCTTCCATTTCCTGTGCACCAATAACGACTTCTGGTTCTGTTGTGTCGGACATTTCCTCTGAAGAGCCTAAACCAGCCAAACGCAACATTTGCATCAATTCACGAGCTGCACCACCAGTGGCAGTTACTGACACGTTTAATGGACTATTAGTTCCCATGTTAGTGCTAACAGATAGATTGCTTTCCTCTTGTGTTGCACCTGACATTGGACTCATTGAACCATCATAGCATTCTTGAACAGAATATTTTTTACCATCGACTTCAAATTCATCTTTATGTTTTGCTTTTGCATCAGCTAAAGCACCTGTGAATTCATTGCCTTCTTCGACATTGTCTCCCCAATCTTGCTGATATTGAGCCACTTGCTTCAGATCATCCTCATGATTTTGATCGATGTAATTTACTATGGCAGTTTCTGTGCTTCTATTTGGTTTCTTTCTGGTGTTGACATTGACTATCTTCCACGCAGCCAGCACAAAGTAATACATGTGCATCTTGTCAGGTGTTATCATGCCCTTGGAGTCAACTGCGTCAGTTGCATCTTTGACCCCGGGCTGTAACTGGTATTCCAGGGCTGTTGCAGTCAGCTGGTATGTTTCTCCATTGACCATAACTTTGAATTGTTCACCACCCAGATACTTGGCTTGAATACCAGGACCACTTTGATCCTCAAACATACCACCGTTCAATCCGTCAACTACATCTTCTAGTTCTTGGATCATTATTGCTAGTTTTTTTGGAGTCGCTGTAGCCAAGATTTTATCTACATCACCACCAGTTTGATCAAACATTTGACTCCATACAGGGCATGCATCAAGCATTTCGAAACCCTCGTCGTCGTATCCGGCGATCTCATCAAACAGCGCACCAAGTTTAGTCTTAGAGTCGTCCTTGGCTTCTGCCATAGCCGGCTGTGGTGCCACAGCAGACATAAAAGCAGTTACCATTGCGCCTGGCACTCGAGAAAAAGCATTCAAGAAATCTCGGAAGTACATGGGGTTGCTGGCTTGACTCATGTCTGGACCACGATAGTCGTCAAATGACTTGAATCCCTTGGCCGGATT